TTGAAATCGCAGTCCGGACCATAACCGCCGCCGATCCACATTCCAGACGCGCGCATTTCAACCGTACCGCCGGTCGTGTAGACCAGGATCCCGATACCGTTGAACACGTATTGCAATCCGACCTGTGGGTTCGTTCCGACACGCGTCAGGTCGGAGATATGCAGCATCGCGTCAACCCATGCAGACTGACCAGTGCCTAGTACTTGCGGCTGCGGAGGACTTGTTTCCGGGTTCTGCGGAGTCGGATAGTTCGGTTGCTCTGGTCCAGGTAAGACAGAATTAATCAACCCGTCCGCGACACCGTATTGAATCGCCGCGAGTTGCGCCTGAACCGTCGGAATCGTACCCGGATTCGCGCCGCCGAGCGTCGATTGCGCAAAGTCTGACTGTCGCAGGACATAGTAATAGAAATTGTCAGTAAACGCCGGTCCACCGAGGTCGACGTCAAGCATGATGTGGACTTCGGTAACGAACTCCGGATGGTCGAACCACAGTCCGAGATGTAGGTAATCCTGGTTCCCGATCGGACGATTCGCGATCTGTGTCATATCGACACCGAACGACGATCCGTAGAGCACTGCGGACATAGACCCGTTCGAAGGCGACGGCGTCAAAGTCGCGCTAATCGCGTTGCCGCTAATCGCTGAATTGTCCGCATGATTGACATTCGTCCAGACACGAAAGTTCGGAGGCGAACTGATCGGCTGACCAGACGACACTGTCACGCTGCCTGTGTCGACACGAAAGCTGTACGTCCCGTCCGGCGCGGCGGTGACGCTGAGAACGCGGCAATAGACCGCGCCGTTTAACAGGATCAACTGATTCCGACGCAGTCCAATGACCGCCGCCGTCGGGACGATCGTACAAAGTCCGGTTAGGGTATCGCTGTCATACTGAACCGCGCTAATGAACGTATTGCCGATCGGCGGAAACGTCTCTTCGATAATGACCGCTTCCGTTCCGATTTTAATCGCCGCGCCGGACGTCATCCAGGAATAGTCGGTTGTGTTGACCGCGACGCACGCCATCCCGATGTTCGATGTGTCGTAAATGATCTTGAACCCGACCGCGCCGCCTGGAATTCGTCCGACAGTCGACGGAGGCGATATAGTCCCGCCAGACGCGTTGATTCCAGACCAGCCGCCCGTTACGTCGTCCTCGAAGTCGCCAATTAGTTTATAAAGCGGTTTCGATCGACTCATCGCCGGTTCGGTATTCGGCGCGGCAATTCCAATCTGCTGTGCCGTCCCGTTGGTTTTATAACGACGCTGCTTTACCGAGTCGTATACATACAGCCACGGTTCGACCGACTGGTTCGGCCGGTACGGAACGAACGCCAACGGGTTGCCGCTGAACCCGTTATCGACTTGCGATAACGCGCTTCCGGAACCAAAGAACAGCTTTTGCGCGACGCCGGCGAACCGTGAAAACGGAGCGGAGGAACCGGGAATCGAGTCGTTGACCCGGACGAGCGAATGCACCGCCGCGTTCTCAGTCGTGGTCGCTAAGGTATCGATCGTAGGCCGTAGCGCCATCGCGCCGGTCTGCGTGTCTGGCTGAAGGTTGAATAACAGACTACATCGTCCGTCCGGCATTCGATCCGGCGGATGGTGTACGTCCATGCCAGAATACGCGAACTTACCTGGAATTCGCTGATACACCGTTCATCTCCATTCGCGGAACGTCCATTTCATCCTTACGCGCCGGCTGTTCGAGTTGCGATCGGTAGAACGATATTGCGTTCAGTCTCGCGTTCTGCTTCTTCGCCGCTGTGATCAGGTTTTCAAACAGCCTTCCCGTCCCTTCGAACTCCGCGCCGCCCATTTTGAGACTCGCGACATGCTGTGCATAATCTAATACCGGGTCGATCTGATCCCGTCCGATCTGTAGATAGTCGTTATCGAGACCGATGAACGCGTTCGCTACGGTAGTCGCGCCGATACTATAGTTCAACGCTGACGTCGGCGTATCTGGTGTAGGGCCTACACAAAGCATGTTCCGACCCGACATTCCAATGAACTGCGGCGCGCCGATTGTCTGCTGCCAGTCCGGAAGGTAGCTATCCAAATCGTTCACACTCCCGACCCCAATCGTGATATTATCTACATCTGAGGTCAATAACGATGGATAGATCGTGGCTAGTTGCACAAATTCGAGATATCGCTGTTCACAATAGGATGCTCGCGCGTAGTCTCGCGACGGTCCATCAGTGCCTAGCAGATCGGCAAGAACACCGTATTTTATCGCCGGCGTCAGGTCGTCGGGAATTGGAATCACGACAGAAGATGCGGGATTTAGAAACGATTGGGGAACTCCTGTTACAAGCAGAAGGTCTAATGTTCCGGTCGCTAGTGGTGGCGGAACCAAACGAAGGCTTAGAGGCGCAACTGGAAATACTGAGTAACAAGTCGGAACTCCCGGATTTTGTGTCGCGTCCGGCATATACGCCGCTGCCGCCCAGTCATCGATCCGTCCCAGTGGGAACGCTGAATTTGCTGGCGGACTTGCTGGCGGTTGTGCAATCCACGACGCACGGCGTACATCAAGAACTGAATCAGGTAACGTTACTAGATCAACTGGAGGCGGCGAAGCTGGAACGAAGGATTGCGTTATGCGAACACCTGTGTCGCCAAGGAAACGATTTACTCGTTGCCATAGCGCAGACTGCATCTGTGCGAGAGAAAATTGACCAGATCCACTCCAGGAAGTTATTGGATTTGACAACGTCGGTTCGATCAGCGCAGCGAGTACCTGATTCACAATCTGTACGTCGGTAACGTTATAGCCACAGACAGCTTTCGGTCCGACGGTCGCGAGATCGTAATAGTTGACGTCCGGTTCGGTCGGGAATGCGATCTTTTGCTTGTACGAACCGGTCAGCGCGTTATGAAGCCTTAGCGCTTCCGCGATACAGTCGTCGAGTTCGCGGGGTTGCGACCAATAGACGAGCTTTGAATCCTGTAGTCGTTGCGACAAAATCGTGCGTGCGTTTGCGAACGTGAGGTATTGATAAGGCATAACGCACGCACGTTCTTTAGTACTTTACCGTATGGCCGGCGTTTTGCGGCGAGCGGATCGGCGCGGAAGACTTGCTGATTCCCGGCCGGGTCGTATTCGCTGCGACTGACGGGTTCAGCTTCGACTTCCCGACGAGACCGTGACTTTTGGACGCCATCGGAGACCGTACGCCGCCGATCATAGCCGCGCCGCCTTTGGATGAGATTTTGGGCATTCAATTTTACTCCTTTCGTAAGAATGATAACACCGTAAAGATCAGTACGAGAATCAATGTGAGACTTTTCCCGTAGTAGAAGTTTTTCCAGAAATGAACGTCGATACCACAGATTGGATCGCTAGGTATCCAGGCCATGTGATCGCGCCTTCGGTAAACCCGGAAAGCTGACCGGCGTACTTAGCGGTGTTTGGCTCAAAAAAAGCTGTGCAGCCGACTGACAGCGCACAGACATACCCGCCGGCCGGCTGAATCGTGAGGTCGTACCCGTTCAGGTAGGCCCCCAACGTGTTCCGAGAGTCGCTAGGCGGCGCGTACAGTTGGGACATGAGAGTCGAAGCGGCTGCTTTTGCAGCGGCGGCATTAGTCCCGCCGACGGCGGCGGTATACACCAGCGCACGCATTCCTTCGTTGGCTAACTGTCGTTGCTGACCTGGATCGACGATCAACGGAATAAAGTTCCACCAAGTGGTGTCGGTAACTACGTTATTCGTGTTCGCGTTAGCCTTCGACTGGTATTGCAGACCGTCAGGTCCAATGACGTAAGCAGCGGCGGCATACGTAGTCGCTGAGTTCCACGCGCCGCCTTGATACTCATTCCCTGCACCGTAGCAATACGACTGCGTAAGCGTAGCCGTTTTGAGCATCGGCGGAATGCAACCAGGGTAGTACGCGCCGTTGTAGACTCCACCCTGGTCCGGGGTGATCGTTGCAATGAACTCTGCGGCGGCAAGGTCTCCGTAGGATAAGAAGAGTGCTTGCGACGGTGCGTCGTATCCGGACATTGACTGCGCGAGATGGTAGAACGATTGCGAGGTAAGACCGGCCATATACGGCTGAAATCCGTAGCCTACCAGTCCAGAACTGCCGCCCCAGAGGAAGCCGCGATGACAAGTCCCGGTACAGGTCGAACCCTGGTACGCAGGATAGATCGTTATGTTTTGTCCCGCGACATCCACAGCGGTTATGACGTAGCTGATCCCGTCACCGCCGACGACATTCCCGGTCGTTGGACAGGTTCCGCAGTAAACCGGTTCACTCTTGCCTGGACCGGGATACGTCCACGCGGAGTAGGTTTTCTCCGATCCATCAAATATCGTGTTGACGCCGTGAATCGTGGTAGACCCGTTCGTCACTTCGACCCAACATTCAACCGAGCAACCCGGTGTCGACGTATTGCTGTAATTCAGAATATTCCAGCCGTTCAACGTCCCGGTTCTCTTACCGGCTGTCACCGCCGGTAGAAGATTGTTCTTTATCGTGCTCTGCCATGTAGCCTTTATCGTCGGGTCGGTTTGGATGAGGACAGGAAGCGACGCGCCACTCATCGCATAAGCGTTTTCACGTTCTGCGATCCCGCCGTTCTTTGCGACCGCCGCCGGTATCAATGTGCCGATGTAGTTCTGGTAATAATTGGTTGCGTGGTTTATCGCAGAGGCTAAAAGATCGCTGTTTGCGCCGCCATGCATCTGTTGCCAGAGGATGATTCCGGTCAGAGAAATCGATCGATTCGGAAGGCAGCGCGTGTTTCCTGGAGAGAAGTTATTCGTCGTCTCGCAATTCGTGTAGTAATCGTTGATCGGATTTTCTAACCAGTAAGGCGCGGCGATTTTCGCGCCAGAGTAAAAGAGATCGCTTCCGGACCGCCAGTAGTTTACAAGAAAGAATTCAGGAACGTCGTAATACATTGCCGGACTTTGAAAATACGTCCAGTTCGTGAAAACTTGACTATTATTCGCAATCGCGCCGTAGCCAAGTCCGGAACAGGGAGTCGTACAATCCGGCCACGGTGCTGTGGGAGAGGACGGATACGTGAATGATGTACTGCCGTTCCCGAACGGATCAGCGATGTTCATATGCGTATCGTCCGGACAGCCATTGGTGGAAGTCGGGATGAACTGGTTGTAGTGAGTGAAGCCGTCGGTTCCGGTGTACCGCCAGATAAGAATTGTGATTCCATCCCAACCCGTACCGCCGCCGCAATAGGTCGATTTAAACGCGGTTCCCGACCCGACGATTTGCGGCGATCCGCCGGTAATCGTGATCGTTCCGGATTGCAGCGTTTTCCAATAAGGCGAATAGATCCCGCCGGACTGTAGAGCCGCTAGATTGAGATTCAGTTCGTTTATGACCGCCTGATCCGCGTACGGCCATTGGTTATGCCCAAAGGCTATCTGCGGTCCGACGATGAATTGCTGAACAGAAGACAAACCTTCAGCCGACAAGTCGACCGACCAGGACGTAGTACTTGCGACGACAATTCCCCCGTGCAGAGTGCAAGATGTAGTGTGGCTACCGCTATCGGTAACCGCCAGAGTGGAATTGAAGCTTCCGAAGTTGACCATTCCGGTCACCGTCGTCGTCGCGGCTGTCGGTGTTGCATAAGTAGCTGTCTGAGAGACGCCGTCGCTACCAGCGCCGGCGTTCGACCATAGATAAGTCAGAGTCGAATTTCCGTTGAGCGAATAAGAATTCGTTCCGTCGAGACTCATCGTCTGACCGGCCGCGACAGTCTGCGGCGGCGCGCCGGTGACGTACTGCACTGGTCCAGGTTGACAGACGGGAGTCGTGATTACCGGAATCGCTGCAAACGATAGGCCGCTAAAGTTCTGATCGAACCCGGATGTATCGGTATTTACCGTCGGACTCGTCGCGAATTCGTAGTCAGCCCATGACGCCGTACTAGAAGTGAATGGATGCGGAATCGTAGTCGGAGAAGACGTACCGGGAGACCACCGGATGAAGTCGACGTTTCCAGTCGCGCCGGTATTTCCGACATATATCTGATTCGCGACAATAGTCGATCCCGCAGCCTGCGCAGTGATCGTATAGGTACACTGACCAATGATAGTTCCCTTCAACGTGTCAAAGACCATGCCACGGACAAAGCCAAGCGGATAAAGCGTACTCACAGTGAGATCGCGCGTGATATCCACCAAGACGTCTGTCGCCGTTCCCATAAGCGGCGTGCAGTTTCCGACTGTCGGCGTCACCGTATCCGCAACGTCGAATGCAAATGCTCCAGTGCCGGCGTCCAGTCCATAACCGCCGACTCCGAACGTATGGATTGAGGTTGAATTAAACCCGCGAATTCGCGCCTGGATATGAAAGCTTCCAGCCGCGTCAATCGTAGCCGCCGGTACGAGAATTGGTGTCGTAACTTGCGAAGTCGGCGTGTTTATCGATGCCAATACGACAAACGGCATCGCCAACAGGACTAAGAACTTCACTTAGTTTCCCCCAAGGTAAACGATCGGGAAAGACGTGGCTTGTGCGTTACTCCCTTGCAAGGTCGTAAACGTGCCAGTAAACGGGTTATTCCAGGTCAAGCTGCCGCCAGCGCCAGAAGACATAGCTGGATACGATCCAGCATAAGCAGCGTTCAGCGCGCCCATCATTTGAGTACTTGTTCCGTCGCCTGCCGCTGTAGTTCGAATTACGCTACTGTCAGAAGACCACGTGAAAAAGTAATCCTGATTCAGCGTGATATTAGTGCAACCAGTTATTGGAATCGTAATCGTTGTCGTCGCCGTTGTATCAGTCGTGACAGCCGAACAAACTAAAGTAGTTGGTATTAACGGACTGCCTCCAGGAACCCAGATTCCAACAATGATCCCTGTGCCGGCTGCACCAGCGCCTTTTATCGTCAACACGATGTTGTTGATAACTGTAGACTTGGCAGAAAATAAAAACGACTGTCCGATATTCGCGCCGCAACCAGAGTCCGCACACGCAGGACCAGCCGTACCCGCCGCGTAGGTCGGGAATCCGCCGCCGAGAAAGTTCGATGACCGCGCAGAACTCCCGCCAGCGGTTACCCAAGTTGCCGCGCAGATTCCGCTGCTTGGTGCCGCGAACTGAAGAACTTGGTTTGCCGGATCTCCCGCCGGCATCACGAGCTTACATCCCGACCCGGTAATCGTCGTCGGAGAGAACCAAGCGTAATTCTTGATTCCGGCGGTATCATAAAACGCATAACCGCCAGCGAGACCGGAACCGGCACCTGACGAGATCGTTCCGGTTACCGCTAGATTCCCGCTACTATCGACCGTCGGCGCGTTCGACGGCGTCTTGATATCCGCGCCGTTGTTCCCGATTACGACCACAGACGCCGCAAGCGCACCGGCCGTATGGGTGACCGTACCGCTTCCCCCACCGCCACTTGGCGGATTGACCGGCGGCGCGGGTTGCCCGAATCCACAGAACGAGAGGATCAGGAGTAACGCTGTAGACTCTACAATGTTTTTCATGTTCTTCATTTACGCAATTCCTTTCACGAGCATCCGGACATGCTCTCCGGACAGGTCCGTACCATTCGTGACCTGCGAACCGTCCGACGCGTTGTACCAAGCGATCTTGACGGACGCGACATTCAGAAACAGCCCTACGCCATAGAGCACGACCACGGTGTAGTTTCCAGACATGCTATACTGCGCGGTCTCCACCCATTCAAGCGACGACATGCCGACGTCGTTCGCCGGAATGGTCTCGCCGCCGGTCGGATACGACTTCGGTCCCATGTGGTCGAATACCGATTCCATGCGGGTCGCTACGCTGATCGGATAGCCTGTTAGCGGGTTATTCACTTTATTTCCATTTCCTTTCTTCATACTCGTTACATCGGCGGGAGAATCGAACTTATGTCATGCGATTGCAGGAATTCGCCGCCGAGAGGAAACGAGAACCCGCCGTTAAATACGAATGGTTTAGGAGACGGCATGATCTCGTCGTCTTCCTTAACGCACAGAATCATGGATTGACGCCATTCGCGCTGCATTTGATCGCAGTACCAGACCCAGTTTGTAGATCCGAGGACGTCCCGGAACCGTCCGACGTTCGCGCCGGCCCACTGACCCGCGAACTGCTTTGCGAGGAAGCTAACCGCGTCGTCGAGCGCGTAGGAGACTTGCGGGAGCTGTGTCTGCATCGTCAGAAGCGGACCTTTAGAGACCATGTTCGCCTGATAGGTCGTCGGGTTGACCGGGTTCGGATACATCTCGTAGACTGGCTGACCGAGTTCGTTCCGCTGGTAGTACGCCATGATATACGCGTCGCCTTGGCCGCCACGTTGCGGGTCGATCCGGTTCAGTTCTTCCTGACTGAAGTAGAGAGACCGGCCGGTAATAGCGTACCCGTCGAGAAGGTTCGTAATCGAGAGGTAGCGTGCGAACTGCGCGTCCGCGCCGGTCGACGTGACTGGTAGGAACGGCGCGGCGTAGTAGCATTTCAGGACTTGATAGTTCAGACCGATACCGTCAGACTCACCGTACGGCCGGTCGATCGTCAGGTTACCTGCACCGTCCCAAGCGACGATCGTATAGTTCGGTCCGATTGGAGCGTTGATAGACTGTGGTCCGGAACCGAGTCGGATCTGATAGCCGACACCGAGAATCGGACTTGCGAGCGGAGGATTACCGAAAGCGATGGAGTTTAGCGCGGCGGTCGCGGACGCATCCATCGTAACGGTCGTGCTGTTAAAAGTGACTGTCGCTGATCCTACGGAAACGACGGCGGGAACGAATATCTGTGCGTTCGAGATAATCTGCCACGACCACATCCGGTAGTCATTAATCCGTTTCCAGGCGCGATTGATGATCCGCTGCGCCTGGAGGTCGGGCAGTGAGGGAATCTCACCGGTCAGTTCTTTATATAACTGAGTGAAGGTGAGAAGCGGGTATGGATTCGTAGGCACACCCGTATTCTACCGTCCTAGTACGGTCCGAACGCGATTAAGCGAACGGTTTCTGTTGACAGATTCGTCGCGCCGGCCACTTCCGCGCCGGTCGCAAGAACGAACCACTGGATAATCCAGGTCGTGTTATTGCTTCCCTGGTTGTACGCCGTCGCCTGGATCGCGCGGACGCCGTATGTACCGGTCTTACTCGCGCCGACCATGAAGATGCCTTCGAGACCAGCGACGAGACCGAAGGACGCAGGAGTGACCGCCTGACCACCAGTCGGAGGCGAACCGGCCGTCACAGCCGTGTAGCTGGCTGGACCGGCGAGGTCGATAATTGCGTATGGCCGATCTCCCCACGCACCGTTACGTGGGGAGTCGGCGAAAGGAGTAACCGACATATCTGTTCTGTTCTTCCTTTCTTAGCGCTTACGCGCCGGGATAGTACTTCGGATTCGCGCCGAGCATAACCGGCGAAATCGTTGCAGACGTCGGCGCGGTTCCCCAGGCGTTACCAAGGAAGTAGCGCGTCGTCGCCCAAGTGACCGCCGTTGCGTCGGCGAGGACGTCCGCGAGGTTCGAAGGCGTCAAGTCGACGATGACCGTGTCACCAATCGCCGGCGTCGTCTTGGTAGGCGTCGTCTTGAACTTGACCTGTGCGATGCCGCGCGTCTGAATCCACCAGTAGTTGCCCTTACCGGTGTTGCAAAGCGCGATACCCGCGACGAGACCAGCGTCAGTCGCAGCGGCGTCTGGAGTAACAATCCAGTTGCCGTTACCGACGTTCTGCCAGAACACGACACAGCCTTGCGCGGCCGTCGCGGACGACGACGCGTAGAACTGCACGTACTGATAGTCGCCGGCGTACAACTGCTGACCATTGGTCAGATCGCTGTAATAGTTCGCGCCGGCTTCGCCGAGGGTCAGAATTCCGCCGACCATCCCGCCGTACTGCTGGACGATCGAACCGGAAACGTTCGCGGTCGAAACGAGTACACCCGCACCCGGATCGCCAGTATACGACGCCGTGTTCAGATACCGCTGCGTAATGAGCGGCGATTGATTGGAACCAGTGATTCCTGCCATTGTAGTTTCTCCTGTTTCTCCTGGTTTCCCTTAGCTCGTCCAGCCGAAACCCTGGACGCCGGACCACGGTGCGACGTTTTCGACGTTGACCGCAGCTTTCAGTTGCGATGCGACGCGCGTGTTGTCGGGAGCGCGAATGAAATCCGTCGGCATGAAGCCGAATTCGCTGCTGGCGCTGAGGCGGAACGCGATCCGCGACATATTGAACATGCAAGCGACTTCTCCGACCGTCAGCGAAGTCGACGTCGGGAAGTTCGAAAGGGTTGTCGAAGCGGAAGTGAACGTACCGGTCAGATTCGATCCGCCGGGATTGTTCGTCTTGCCGAAAGCGCTGAAGGACGACGGGAAGTAGTCGTCGACCATGACGATCAGGTTCTTGAAGCGGAAGCCCATCGCGCCGAAGAACGGATCGCGAACACTTGCGCCTTCCTGTCCGAAACGTTGCTGTTGCTGGATCCGGTTTTCGACGAAGTTGTTCAGCGGTTTGTTCATGACGAACAGATCCGGTTCGTCCATACCGCGTTTGGCGGTAATATACATCGCGTTGATCTGTGCGTACTGAATGGTGCCGGCCGCGCCGGATGCCTGACCGCCCCAGTAGACGTTGCCGTTCAGCGCCGATCCGATCGCGCCGTTACGCGCGGCCGTGCCGTAGGTCGTATACGCGTTGCCGTCATACGACTTGTCGACGCCGTTGTTCAGGAATTCGACCCAACCGTTCATGTTGATGGTTCGAGGTGCAACCTGACCGTTCTGCTGAAGGTCCAGCGCCATGATCGTTGACATGGTCAGATAGGCATTCGCCATGTCGGTTTCGAGCAGCGAGAAGACCGCGAGGTCGCCGGTGTTCAGGACGGAAATGTCCTCCAGATATTCGATAATCATGACCACGTAATATCGCGGGTCGAAGACGTTCGAAGAAATGGTCAGCGGCTTCGTCAGATTGAATCCGCCGATGCCTTTCGCGTAAGCGCCGCCGATCAGCGGTGCGTAAAGTTGAAGGTTGCGCATAAACGCGCCGCCTTCAAACGGGACGAGACACTTCGACCGAAGATGCGCCTGGAACACTGAGGAAAGGAAAAACTCGTCCTCGATCGCGTCCTGGTTAATCTCCGGAAGGGTTGTCTCGTTTATTGGGTCGAGAAGTGGGTCTGCCACAGATTATTACTCCTTTTCAGTTTGTTCGCTTCGGACTTGCTCGTCGGTCTGACCCGCCGCCTTTTCCGCCGCGTCCTGCTTTTTGTCATCGTGGTGTGCTCGGATCTCCGTCAGGAGACTTTCCGCTTCTTCCCTGGACGGATGCGCAACACCACAATGCGCTTCCAGGAGTAGTTCAATTGCTCTTTGGTACGGATTCATTGTCGTTACGACGCCTTACGGCCGTAGCCTCCGTTGTTCATCTTTTCCATGTACTTCTGTGCGGCACGCTGCGCGGCCGGCGGACGATTCGCACCGCCGGTCTGTCTGACATGCTGACCGGGTAATACCGTGACAGCCGGCGCATCCGATTTCGCGGCCGGCGGCTGCGTCGTTGTCGGCGCATTCGGGTCGCCGCGTTCCTGGAACTTCGTTTTGAAGACCGACGAGATTCCCGGACCAGCGCCGATCTCATGTCCCGATGGCGTGACCTGTTCGAGCGCCTGTCGCGACATGCGTTCCGCCTGTTCCTTTTCCCACTGCGCGCGCTGTTCGGAGATAATCCGTTCGTCGCGCTTCTTCATCCGGATTCCGTCGTCGCCGCTGATACCGTACTTCTCTTCCCACACGGCGCGAATCGGTTTGTTGTCCTTGCGCGCGGACTCGAGGATTTCCTGCTGTTCGGCGTAAGATAACCGCTTGCCGGTCAGTTCCTCGTGCTCGCGGCTGACTTCGTTCCAGACAAGCGGAAGGTTCGCCAGCGCGCCGAGTTCGGGCATCAGCGAACCGACGAACTCTTTCCGCATGTCCGCCATAATTTCCGTCTTGAAGGCTTTCAGCCGGTCGTCCACAGACGGAGTCGAATCGACGACAGTACCGGACTTGCGTGTCTCGATCAGATCGGACATACCGGGAAGGTCGTCGTCGCTCAGTTGATACTTGTCGCGAAGAAGAGTCATCAGTTCGCGCGCTTTAGCGGTCGAAACCCGAGAGTTGGCAAGATCGTTCAGGATCCTGTTCTTTTCGGATTCGACGCGTTCAAGCGCGGTCCGCATCGTCTCTAATTGCGAAGACTGTTGTTCGAACTGCGTCCGCTGCGAGGACAATTCCTGCGTTTTCTTCGTGTAGTCAGCGGTTCGCATGAACCCGCCGACGAACTTAGTCGCCGCTGCATCGTTTGCCGCGTAACGTTCGGTCAGGAACTTAACCATCTCCTGATCGCCGTCCGCAGCTTCGTTAATACACTGTTCGAGTAGTCGTTTATCAACTGGCATTTGAACTTTTCCTTTCAGTCGTTCGTTTTAGAACGGTTGCTGAACCATTAACTAGCCACTTTTGACCACTGAGTTATCGCGGTTATGCCAAGGTATTCGGCACTGGCGGTTCAGCGGTCGCAGGGTTAGCTACTATCTGCCTCTGCGCGGATCGAAGCGCGTCCGATGCGGTGCGAATCGCTTTCGTGGCGGTCGGGTACGACTGTGCCATTTCAAGTAATTGCGCTTCCATAGTCCGGAGTGCAGTCAAGTCCGTTTTCAGCTTCGCGTCCGCCGGACCGCCCGCAGGCGATTGTCCTGGTCCTTGCGCCTGATTCGGGGAACCACTGCCTGGAACGCGTCCTTGAGACGGGTCTTCACCGCCATCTGGCGGCGGCGGGTTCATGCCGGCAAGCATCGAAGGAGAAGCGGAGGCTGGTGAATTGACTTCGACTGGCATCAGATTCGATCGATTCCGTTATGCAAAGGGAAAGGGTCCAAGGTTACGGTTAAGCGAAACCGCCGCCGGACGACTCACCATTAGTCTCGCCGACGGCGGAATAGCTGAAACTCAAATACGCAGTTAACCTGCGTGGCCGCAATTACCGCCTTTTACCGCGATGCTTGCCGCGCTTTCCGCCACGACGGAACGCGATGTCCACAAAGTTCATTTTGTGTATCCTTTCCCCGACAGGTAGAAATGGCGTCTGACCAATCGGTACTCAAGATAGGAAGAACAGGAGAATGAATTAGCGACCTCCGGAAATACGAAAAGGGCGGACAGGGAACTCGCCATTCCCTACCCGCCCTTTCGCTCACGAACCGAGAGAACCGGAACCGAAAGAACCGATCCTACGATATCAGCGTCCGGAGAACGTTCACCACCGCTAGTGCTCGTCCTTCAGAACGTACGATACAGGATCGGATCATACGTTGTCAAGCAGACTAAATCTTGCACAATCTAGTCCGCTCTGGAAATGACAACGTTTCGACTCTCATCGCTGGTGCTTCAACACGAAACTATTATACGCTATTCGGCGGTTTTACCGGAGACGTCGAACTCCATCGCAAACCCATCGCGCGGCCTTGCGAGAAGTCAACGGTAAGGTTCCCGGTCTGACCGAGACGATGGATAGTTTCGAGGACTTCCGCCATCGATCCGGCCGGGAGATCGACTCGGACGCTCTGTTGCGCGGTTATCTTCGCGCCGGCGATATGCGTCAGCGACGAACCGTTGAAGAGTTTGTTACCGTCGCCGGTCATAAATCACAAGTCCCTAATGCGCTGACGTTCTCACCGTCGACCGAGTTCCGGCCGCTCCGGATTTCTGTTCCATCGTCGGCGGTTGCTGGAACGATTCTGGACGGCCGCGCTGACCATGACCTTTCTTTCCGCCGCCGCCAGCGCCGCCACCAGACATAGCTTGCGCGATTCTCGCCTGGATCTCTAGCTGTACCATGTACCGCTCGATTTCGTTCTTCGCTTCGCGCGGCGTCCCGTCTTCGTCCTTCGTCATGCACGGACCGAAGTTCTTGACGTCGAACAGTTCCGCTTGCGTCCACCAGGACAGCGGGAAACCGACCTTCATAAGCTGAAGCATGAACAGCTTTCGCGTCATGGAGTTCATCTCATGTAGGCTGTACGGCGTGACGTTAAAGGTGAAATTGTTCTTGTGCCAGCGCGCGCGTTCAAAAGACGGCACGGACATAGGCGGCATCATGACGTCTGGCGCGGACGGATGGAACGACCAGCTACCGTTGCCTTCCTGCGACATAGGAATCAGTTTTCCCGGTTCGTAGTCGAAGTCTTCTTCAGTTACGCCGTCCGGACCGAGCAATTGCATGCGGCGTTTCGCAGTCGCGAACTGGAACCAGTCGGATTTCCACATCTCGCCAAGCGCGCGGATAGCTTGCTCCATGTTGCGAGATTGATCCTTAATCAGCGGTCCCATCGCTTCGAGAAGCTTTTCTGTAGAGTCTCCACTAGGAAGTTGGCGAGCGCGCGACATAGCGCTGACGTCCGCCACGCCCATTTGCTCTTTCATGATTCCAGGGATGATTTTGGAAATCATTTCGAGGATCGACGCGTCGGTCTGATACCACGCGATCGGCAGAACCGGTACGAACTGAGACGCCGCGCCGTTCAACTGCATGTCGAGCGGAACGCGAAGTCCAGGGATACGCGGGTTCATTGACTGGATCTGAGACGTCGCGGTCGTGTTCCGGTCATAAAACGCCGACGGGTTCAGGCGTAGATTCATCTGGTCATTCACGCCACGGATAAGTTCGATCCCGACTTTTTCGAGAGACTGACCGTAACGCGTGACCGGGAAACCGAGGAAATTCCATGCCCAATCATCGGCGCGGAACTGCGCGGCCGGAATCTTGCCGTCCCAACGGTAAGAAGACTGATGCGTCGGGTCCGGGTTCATTATCGCCGTGTCAGTGGCAATAATAAGCCGGCGGTTCGGGTAGAAGCAGCAATCGGCGCGTAGAGCTTTTCGAACTTCTGGACGGCCACCCGAAAGGACTCTCCCCGTTGGTATCTCCTGACCGACGAAAGGTACTTCGTAAGACCAAGACGTTCCGTATTGTCCGTCCGGTCCGCACATTTTAATCGGATTGCCCGTTTCATTAACTGAGTCGTCATCGACATAAATGTAATAAACGTCCGTCGTGTCCCACGTCGAAGCTTCTTCCGGTTGTCTCGCGCCTTGCGAGAATCGCTTCAGGACCGCCGACGCGTATTTGACCGCTTGCGCGATCACCATTCCTTTACCAGATGTTGATACGCGATTCGACTTGATAATGTCGCGCATGATCGGGAACATCCGCCAGACCTGATGAATCGGCATTTTCTTGCGAAGCGCGCACGCGTACGAGGTCTGCAAGTCGAGACCCGGAGCGAGACCAAGCGGGATTACGTCGAGCGGTCCGTAGACGTCCCAGACCTGATCGCCTTTACCGCGATAGTAGAAATTCGGGTCGTAGCGCGGTCCGATGTAACCGGTTCCAGCGGCGGCAGCGTACTGCCATGCGCCACGGATGCGGCGGTCCGCGAACGTCATGTTCTGCCACGCCATGAAGCCTTTGTTTAGGATATGGTTCTGGTCTTCGTACTCTTCGTTTTCGGCCTTAAAAGACGGGATGATTCGTAGGTTCGTCTGCGCGGCGACGATTTCCTTCGTGTTGCGCGCGGTCAGTTCCGTCTTCGCGTTTGAAAGCGATTGAACGTCCGTGACCAGGAATTCGCCGTTGATAATGTCTAGACCGTCCGGGATGTACTTGTACGCAGGCTGAAGGCGCAAGTACGACCGGCCGTCCTGGAGCATCTGTTGCGACCATGCGAACAGTTCGTCCGACGAACACGCTTCCCAAGACTGCTGATGCTGGTTGAATTCGAACGGTTTCGGACAGAGGTACGCGGTATCGATCGGCGAATGTCCAGGATGACGGTTCATAGCCTTAACTTTAACTCAGTCGTCGGGATAACTGGATTAGAAAGTACTCACGATCGCGGCGCGTGACCAGACCGGGTTCGATATTGCCTTTCACGTCGTGGATATAATGCCGGACGTGTTCGACGCCGGCTTTCATGCAAGCGAGCATCGCGGCCGAGCCACAGTTGAAGCCGAACGAGACCCACGCGGCGGCTTCGAACGGAGGAAGCGGCGAGACGAGTTTGAATAGCGGTGCTTGGTCTTCCGCGAACCACTGGTCGACCTGTTCCTGTGTCGCCGGCGGCGTCATCGGACCGACGTCACGAGTATGACCTTTACCGATCGTCCAAACGCCGCCGCCGTCCTGATAGGGAACATAGAACCCGGATTCGTTACGCTTTCCGGTGCCTTCAGATAGCGCGATGATTTGAGACGCGAGTTCTTCGGTCGAGATGGTCATGTTCATTTTGCGCGAGTCGCTTTCCAGCCGGTATCGGCGTCGCAGTAGTCCTGAATCTTCCCTTGGTTGAATTCAAGCAGTTGCGCGTGAAAGTTCGGTTCAAGCGGTTTCCCGTAGCGCTTGTTCGTCTTCGTATCCGAACGCTTTCGGATCGTCCGAAGCAAGTCGACGATACGAGACATGCCAGACGAACCGACACGAGCGTTCACGTTGTCTCGCATCGCTCTACGTCGCGCGTCCCAGTAGGTCTTGTGCATCTCGCGATGGTCGGACATTTTCGAGCGCTCGATATTGTTGACTTGCTTAACGAGTTTGTTGTACTCGTGCATGTTCGTAATTTCGATGCGCTTATATCCCGGATCGGTCTTTTCGTAGTTACGTCCGGGGATACTGAACTTCGTCGGGTCAGTCGCGGACTGGTAGACGACTAAGGGTTCGAATCCGCGCGCCGGCCGTGCCGTTGTAGAGTCTAACCAAGACTCGCGTTGTGTCATTATGCCGGTACACGCGGTCATCTCGGGTTCGAGTTCGACTTCGACGAGTTCGACGGTTTCGGTGCCGTCGGGGTTTACGATCTTCTGTTCGATCGTTTTCTTTTCGGGAGTTAAGAAATCAACCGAGCGACAAGATAGAAATTCCGGCGCGTCAGACTGGCGGTGATAGTAATGTTCGTCGCCAGCGCCGCAGCACGGACAGACGTAGGAAATCATGGGCATAGGTTAGAATCTCCGTCGCGAGGTCCGACCGGCGGGAGTCGTCCCGTCAACGATCTTGGCGTACTGATACCGGCCTTTAATCTTCGTGTTGAAGTATTCCTGCGAACTCGTCGACTGCATGAGCGAGTCCGCGACGTCCGGCGGTACGTTCCAGTATCGATAGATCGAACCGTTTACGAACCGGACCAGGAGCGTATGCGAATCCGCGTCGTACGTTCCGGCTTGTAAATGTCTCGATTGAAAAGTCGTCCATTCCATAAGCTATAGATTCGAAATCCGGCGGACGTGGATACCACGGAGGAAATACCCACGTCGCGCCGGTTTATCGTCCCGTATGGGAACTTATCCGTTGATCCGAGGACCGACGGGAGCAGACGACGGCGCGGTAGGAGTAACCGTCGACGCCGCCTGTTCGATTTTCTGCGCATTCAACTGATCGATAACGTTGAACACATTCTGCGCTTCGGCTGCAATCACGCCGACGATCTGCTGTTGCTTCGCGTCATGGAGGAAGATCGGGATAATCTGTCCGCCTAACGCTACGATGAGTCGCGCCCAATTCATATCAATGAGAACCCTTCCGTCAGAATCGATCGTCGCGACTACGAAGCGGACGGAGTAGGGTTTGCGCTTGCCTGTTTCGCGCCGGCGGAACCGGAATTCGCGATGAACTGTGCGATGAGCGCGGCAAGCGCATTGACCTGTACGGTCAGGTCGCTGATCTGCGCGGTGACGTTCCCCTGCACAGCTTCCGCGACGCCTGCGATGATTGCGCTGGTCGCAGCCGCGCCGCCGGTGTCGGTCTGGCGGTTCGGCGGATACGCCGCGCCCGGAGGCATCTGAACTTGCGAGTCGGCCGCGCCGGTGCGAATCGGGCTAACCGGCTGTTGGTTATCGGTGACACCGGTCTGCTGTTGGGTGACGCCGGCCTGCGCGGACAGGAGCGAACCCATATTGACAGCGTGAGAGAAGGCGACGAGGTTCTGTTGCTGGAGAAGCGTAATCGATTCCCAGGCGCGCGCGCGAGCTTGAAGTTCGCGGCGCGAATCAAGTTCCTCATCGAAAAGCAACTTAACGTTTTCGGGTCCGCCGACGAGGGTGTAAGGCGGAATGTTAACGCAAGCTTGCGTAAAACCAGGAGCGTTTTCGGGCATACGGGACAAAGTTTCCTTTCGGGTCAATTATAACTATCTGACGTAGGAAACGCAACGAACAATACAGAATACAGAATTTTCAGGATTCGAGAATCGCGTCGATCACAAGATCCGACCGCCAGTTTCCCGATTGTTCGCATTCCCGCACGATCAGAATACAGCGCAAACGTTCCGCCTGTAGCGCTTTGACTTCCTGACGCTCATGCATGAGCCGGACTAAATCAAGACGGTCGGTAACCTTCAACTTCGCGTACAAAATCGACGCATAGACTTTAATCGTGTTCTCGCTAACGCGTAGATCGATTGCGATCTGCTTGTTCCTTTTACCAGCCATTAGCGCATCGATCAGCCTTAGCTCACGCGGCGCTAAATGCGGCAGTTCCGGCAGTTGTGACAACTGCGTCATGAGTTCAGTGTACGCCTTAGACCAACCCGGACGTGTTCGACTGCGCGCTGAATGCCCACGGTGCAAAGGTCCGGTCGTTTTTGCGCGACGTCTGCGGGTTCGGAGCGCCGACACCGCCGGACAGGTAGGAATTGTCGTAGGTCTGTTGCAGCGACGCCGGGTTCTGACCGCTGTACGCCATGACTTTCGAAGCGCGCCAGTAGTTCGGATCCCATTTGTAGAAGGACGACAGGACGAAGCCTAAAGCCATAATGCGGTCGTCGTGACCGCCATATCCAGCGCGGAGTTCTTGCGCGAACTCGTCACCTTCGAGACTCTGCATTTCCTTGACGAAGAACGGCGAACAGATTTCGACTTCGCCGTCACGGAGAGACCGGACAATCATTTCGATCATGGCGCGGCGGAAGAAGAAGTTAGTAAATACTCCGATTTTGTTCGTTTTCGAGAGTTCGACTTTCTTGCTGTCGATCATGCGGTCGTTCCATTGGTGGAAGTTCGTCCAGCCCATGAGACGTAATACGTTCTGAACGAGGTCGCCGTGTCCTTTGCATTCGATCGCCATGCGCGGCTGCTTCAGGAATCCGGACCGATCAGCGGTCGTATACCACGTACCGATCGCGAGTAGAAACGGCCACGCGTCGAGCGCGTTCATGTGACCGGATGCGAATTCGAGGACTTGCTTTGTCGGACCGGCGAGAGAGTATTTCTTAACGCCTTCGATAACGGTTCGATCCTTGTCGATACCGTCGCCGGTGTCGCATCCGAAGCCATATTCATGACCGGACAGCGGTGGTTCCCACACGTAGATTTTGTCGATCGAACCGCGAGTAGAATCTGATTCTAGAGACCAACCGGAGAACTTGAGCGGGACGAGTTCGAACGGGATGACGACACCGCCGCCTGCTTCAGCACGAATAGAGATAGGTGGTAAATCGTGGTTGACCAGAATATCTGAAGGTTGCAATCGAGGCGGTACAAACTCGGTCGGACCGCGCAATCCAAAGACGCCCCATAGCGGCTGAGAATGAGTGTTCGTCCGATAGAAATTAAGAGTCTCAACGTCAAAGACGGTGATATTCGTAGATTGAAAAGCTTCGTCGTCATTTGCCGGCATCTCCTGTAGAAACGTATTAAGGCGATTCTCTTTAACCGCGCTCGATCGTTCGCACTCGTAGTACCAGATTTGTTCGAGTGGCATCGTCCAGGACGAACCGAGACGTTTAGCCAGATAGTCCGTCTGGCGGACGTACTCTTCAGCCATGCGCGCGTGAGTCAGCGCCCACGGTGCCATCGTATTGACATAGTTCGCGGGTATCGGTCGCGCTTTTAGGTCGACTTCCTTCGGGTAGAGTCCACCGACGAACCAAGGGAGAAATAGGGGTCGCAGTCGTCCTTTACGTTGCGGCCATTCAGACTTAGCAGTTTCCCATTTCTGATGCCAAGGGTTGTTAATGCCTTCAGCGGTTCCTTCAAGAGCCAAAAAGGCACGAGGACTAGGGTGCATTCCGCGAAGCAAAGCGGAATCCACAAGTGAGGTAAGGTCATCAAACTCTGCCAGTTCTGATAAATGCACCACGTTGGGGGAATCGCCACGAGCCATACCGCTAGACTGCTGGCCGTGTTCCATCGTAATCGCTGATCCATTGAAGAACTCCAGGAGTTTACCGGCCTGATCGACTTTCCCTCGTTTGCCGGGTTGCGCGCTGATCGGCTGCATCCAGTAGGGCATCCGATCCATGACGAACGAGATCAGCTTAAAGAGTTTAAGCGTTTTCTTGTCCGTGGAACTCGCGAGGTACGCGTTTATGTTCGCGTCGAACACGACGCGATGAAGAAGGATAAGCGTGATAACACGGCTGATCCCTAGCTGTCGCGCCTTTAGGATGATAAGGAAGATCGCGATTTCTTCGTCTTCCATCTCCGCAATTAGCTGTAGGAATATCTCCTGCGACTGCCAGAGTTCCATCCGGACCGTACGGTTGTCCGTGTCCTTGATCCAGACGGCGCGTTCGACCCAGTACCAGAAGTCGAAGGAACAGAGTAGACGTTGAACCTTTATCCAGTGGCGTTCTTCCTGTGTTAACGTCTCCTGCCATGACAGGACGGGCTGACCGTTCGCATTAAATACCTGTCGTCCGTCGGGACTAACGACGCGCGTCGGGATTAGCCGGCCGGACTCGTGGTCTTTCGTGACGAGCGAGTCCAGATGCGAGACCGCGCGGGCGAATTCGATCTTGGACGCGGGTTCGAGAATGAGTCCGCGATTCGACTCGTGCGCTAAGAACTGGTCAACGTTGCGAGTTATGATCCGACGGCTATACATACGCGCTAAGAATACATGAGATAGTGACGCGGACGGAGATCCGGCGGTATCTCGTCGAACGCTGACTGGCATTCGTCCAGGACCATCGGAATCGTCATGTACGCGGCGCGCTGGTCGTCAGTCAATTGCACGGCCGGGTCGCCGGCGGCGCGCATGAGCAGTTCGTTATAGACGTCCAGCCAAACGCGATGTGCTTCAATCTTCGGATTCGTCGTCGTCATCGTCTTCGTCCTCTTCGTCGTCGTCCTTATCTTCCGGACCTTCGTCTAAATCCTTTCGGTGCAGTTGCGCGTCGTTGAAGTCCGCCTGCATGATCTTCGCCATAGAGACGATCTCGTCGTCCATATCGAGCAGACCGGTTTTACTACTGACCGACGCGTCAGACTTCGCTACGGACGTCGCGTTTGCGTTCGCTGTAGGCGTATTAAAGATCGTGACGGGAGAACCGCCGCGTCCAGGCTGTGGCATCATACCCGCCGCTTTCATGAATAGTTCCGCGTGCTTATAGTTGTCTGGCGATTCAGTTGCGAACTGCGCGGTTTTGGCTAAGACTTTGTGTCGCTGGAACGACATGACCATTGACGCTTCTGCGCTTCCTTCCTGCCAGACTTGGCGACTAACCCAAGAGATCAGGTCAGAAGGTTGGACAGAAGACAGTTCACAGAGTTGTTCTGGTGACGCGGACCGGCGTTCAGACGGCGGAAGGGACTTCCAGACAGTAAGATAGCGCATCGCGTCTTTATTGCCCGTGCGCGCTTCGAGGTCGACGTACATGATGTAGTTCCTCCATGTAGGATCTACATAGCGAAACGCGACGGCAAGCGGCGTAGGTCCGAAAGCGAGAGGTTCAGAGGAACGGTCAGAAGCGAGGTCGACGTCGGTAACGACCGCTGGAGGTAATACTACCGCCGGTTCAGGCGGTCGCGGGTTCTGCGTAATCGGAATAACTGATTCGCTACTGCGCGACCGGGAACCGGACGGCTTTTTTGCATCGGCTGTTGATGTTACTGTTGCCGTATTATCGCGCGTTCGCTTGCGCTTTGGCAAGCTGGAAAGCTTTGGCGACGACTTCGTCCGCTTCGTCTTCGCTGAGTCCCGCGAGACGTTCGACCGTTCCTGTTTCTTCATTGAATTCCATTCGTGGCGACATGAGTTGAGATTTAAGGTCGCGAGTCGCGCGGCGGAATTCTGCGGACTCGCTATCGAACGATGAATCAAGCGAGACGGAATCCGCGACGGTCATGTCCGGCATCGGCGGGACTTCATCCGCGATATTCCAGTTCGGATCGGACGGTAGCGGATGCGCGCGGTCTAACGCGTTCGCGATCCGTTCGAGAGCGTTCGCGACGCGGTCGATATTGATGTTGAACTCGAAGAGTGTCATGGTTACGACTTACCTCCGTCCTTGCCTTTCGGACTCAACGGCGGCGCGACGGGAGTCGGCGCGGTCGCAGTAGCTTTAGCCGCTTCCTTATCGAGTAGCGTGTCCGTGACGAGCGATTCCAGGTCTTTGATTCGCCGGTCCATCGTTTCGAGCGTGTCTGTCAGCGTCGTCAACGTCTCCCACTGATACTCAGACCGCGAGATCAGCTTCTGAATCTCGTTCGACAGATGGCGCTGGCGACTTAGCGCGAGGTTGAATTCGATCGGGTCGAACAGAACGGACTGGACGTTCTCCTGACTGACGTACATCTCGCGGGTCTGACCTTCGCCACGAGACGAGACCTCGCGGACGTTGTAGCTGGAGTCGAAGCAGACGCCAGAGGACGCGTCGAAAATTAATACTTCGACCTGACCGTCCGGTTCGAATTGCTGTAGGACGATCGCCGGCGCGAAGTATTCCTGTCCGGCAGTACGCGAATGACCGCGACGGCGGATCAGGATAATCGAGCCGGTAGGATAGTGCGGCGGCGGCGGAAGGACATACGCGGACCCGCTGGAAGCGACGCCGCTGACCGGTGTAGCACCGCCATTCATAATGTCTCGTAGTCTTTGTTCTTGTTCGTGATTCATTTTCATCGTTTCTCCGTTCGTTAATTAGCGGTTATTCCCAAAGCCTAGTTTCGTGCGCGAACCGCCGCCGTTCGTCGCGAGTCCAGCAGGACCGAGGTCGTACGTCGCGGCGACGGAACCGTACTTCTCGCCGGCGCGGTCGCCGAACTTCGACTTGCTGGCGGTATGCGTGCCGGCGGTAACAGTCATCCCGCCTTGCTTCATGCGGCCTTGACCGGTCAGGTCAATGTCAATCGCGCCGTTGTCGACAGGGATTTCCTGTTCGACGGTCCCATTGACCGGCGGCGGACCAGCGAAGATGTAGCCTTCGGCGACACAGCCGCGACGACCGGACGAGTCAACAGTCAAAGCTGCGGTCGCGTCGTCTCCGTTCGCTGGCTGTGGGAGACGAACTCCCGCCGCTTCGCGCCGTCGGTTCGTCTCTTCGACAGTAGACTCTACAATGTCTACAATGTCCGCGACTTGGACATGACCGCCGATAGACCTATCGCCATATCCTGGACGCGCGATCGGAAGGTCATGCTGCGACCGGATCTGGTCTGGCGGCTGTCCGCCTGGAATCGGCGCGGCGTTTACGACCGCTGCGAGTTCGACGTGTGGCTGTTGCGCCGCGATCGCGTTCTGTACGGACACGTCGCCGAGAATCGACATGACCTCTGGCGGCGACGCGACCGGGACCGTGCCGCCATGAAACATCGCTACGTCAACCGTCACCTTCAGGTCGATCTTCGCCATTGGAAGCGTCAGGTGCTTCTGCATGACGGGTTGCGAAGAGAGTAGCTGGCGGAACCAGTCGACGAGAATCTCGCGGACTTCCTCGCCGTTGAGGTCGTTGTAGGTGACTAGAGACGGTTGTCGTGCCATATGGACAATGTACTATAAAAGTCGAAAAACCAGCGGCGAAAGAGTTCTGATGGATCCTACACCACCTGAAGTCTACCGCCGCTGAAGGAGGATTTCAGATTTTCGCAAGTCGGTTTGTCAGGTTCCGCTTGCATGGATAGAATGTCACGGTTTATAATCTGGTGTCAAGGAAAATAACTGACGGGTATGACAGGAAAGAAGAACATGATACCAGCTACGTACAAACACCGTGAAGCGTTCTGTCTCATGCAATATAGAGACGAAGTGACCGGAGAAGTCGAAGTCTTATGGAACTCCAGGGACGGCGTTACACCATTCGGTATCACAAGCCGGTCTGGAAATATGTCTCGGCATATCAACTTTAACCAAGATCGTTGCGTACCGAATTTTGTTCCCGAACCCGGTATGAGGATCTTCGTCGACGCGAGTCCGAAGCACGCGCATATACAGCAAGCAGCCAAAGACTACGTAGAACGTCACTGGTCCGTAGGTATGCAATCTGCATTCGACGGTCGCAGCAAGGAAGAAGTTATCGAGCACTTTATTCAGGAGTGGACGCGGCCGGGAAGTCCAACGGTAGTGGAGGCGTAATGAAGGTCAAACGTTCTGAAGGCGACTCCCGCTGCGGCTGTTGCGGACGGCCGTACGATTCGAAGTCGCGCGGTAGCGACGATTGCTTCTGCGCGCAGTGCAATGAAGACCATAGCGGCGGGAAGATGGCAACGCAGCCGATCCGCTGTAGGACGTACTACGCGCAGTGCGACGGCGCGCCGTGTCCGTTCAGAACGCAGGTCATGAAGGTGTTATGAACCCGTACCCGGACAGACTGAACGACCTGCATGCGTTCCTGGAGTCGACTTTCGGTCACAAGGACCGCCAGTCGACTGATGTGCTTCTAACCGCGCTACTGCCAGAGAGCGTAACTGGCTACCGTCGACCCTGGATAATCATTGAGACCGATTGGCCGTCGCGCGACTGTTCGTCTGCGTGGTTCAGCTTCGGGCTGACCGGAGACCATACGATCGATACGAACCATAACGGATTTATGGTCAGATCGTTATCCGTGCCACGCGTCCAGCGGTCGCAGCTATGCGAAGAAATCTTGCAGGACTGGCTATCGCTGCGACGTACCAGCGCTCCTGGACTGTTCGTTGACGCCGAGTGGCGGCGAATGCCGACGTCCGGCCGTGGCGCGGTGCTGCTAATGGCGACGCATTCGTACTGCGTACTGCTGACGCAATGCATCAGACTGCGAATCGCGCATCCTCGCGGCGGGTTCGGGACGATGCCGCGAGACGAACAGACGAAGGCGACGACGGAACTCGCGAGACTCGCGCGACGTGTCTTGGACTGTAGTCATCGTCCGCTGTCGCGTCCGCTGCCTGATCGCCGTCAACCAGCGAGTCTGTTTTACTGGTGCGAACTATTGCAGCGACTCGCGCCGTTGCAGACAGACTGGGAGACGTTGACCGGTTCGCTGACCGCGATCGCTACCGGTGTCGGCGCATTGTACGGCCGCGAGACTGTATCGTTCGACGGCGAGGTCGCGAGTCGCCTGATGCGAGACTGCGTGCCATACGCAACGCGATGGATACTCGAATCGTCAGGACTGGAGCGGTCGAAAGGCATAAAGGCGTTCCAGTTGTTTAAGCAGTCCGGACAGGTCGCTGACCGCGCGATCGTCGCGGAGATCAGACGGTTAGCGCGCGAAGGCGTGCTGGTCACGCGGCAGAATTACAAGGCGATGGCCGCGAACGACCCGTACGGGTATCACCCGTGGCGGTATCGGTTCGGAGACGAAGACTATCGCAAGCTGTTAGACCGGAGCGAAAGGATATTGACGTGATCCTAGAAGTGTACGAACGTTAGCTTATGCGCGATAGCCACTACCAAATCGAACTGACAGACCGCCGAACAGTTAACCATCTGATCGAAGCGCATTACTTGCGCCGATGGCCTGGAGTCGTGGTTGCGATTCTGAGTCTGTTAGATGATGACGTACCGATCGGCTGCGTCGTGTTCGCGCTACCGCCGCGAGAGACGAACAAACGCTACGGTGTCAACTGTGCTTGGGAACTAGCAAGGCTGTTCATCGCTGACGGCACGCCGAAGAACACGGAGACATGGTTTGTCGCGCGCGCGCTGCGATGGGTACGGAAGAACAGGCCGGACGTCAACCTGATTGTCTCGTACGCCGATCCTGCCGCCGGTCACGACGGCACGATCTACCGCGCTGGTAACTGGATAGCCGATGGTATGACTGACCAGGAGCGACGCACGCCGCGATTCGACTATGCCGACGAGAATACAGGCAAGCTGTATTCACGTCGGTCTCATGTTCCGGACGAAACGTCGATAGTACGAGTGCCTCGCGTGTCGAAGTTCCGGTTTATCTACTGGATGAACCGCAGTCACGAAAAACTGAGACAGAAATCAATTGACGAAAAAAGTCAATAATAAAAAATCGTGATTCAAAATTTGCTGTCGGTGTAGCGCGAGTCAATGAGACAATGGCGTGTCCAACCCCCGGACAATTCGCCGTCGCAATCGCCTCTGCGCGTCGCGTGCGCGGTCTTTACGTAAAGAGATGCGACCTCGCGACGTGGTCATAGGCTGCTATCCTGCCTCTGGTATCGATAACCAACATTATCGTGACTAGGTCAGTCGTCCGACACGAGGTCGTCCTGACTGACGTAAGCTACGCTATATCAACGCGTTGCGCGTAATTGCGTGCTGTCGTCCGCACTATCGCTGCGTGGCTTGCACCTGCGACGTCACTCATGTCATTCATACGAGACGCTGTAACGTACACACAACACAGCTAGTCAGGCATGGCGCGCCTTGCCGTTCGCAATGACTGCGGACGGATTAGCGACTGTATCGTATACAAGACATCGTAACGCATAGACGACAGGTCGGATGGACAGGTTGCTAGATCGACAGGTCGACAGGTCTCGCTAGTGGTCTGTCGTCTGTCAGGCTATCGACAGCCTATCGGCTGTCTCTGCCTTGCCATCCGAACAGACTATCAACGTAAACCACTGATACATAGCTACTTATTCGTCGTCCGTCTACCTTCGCCTTTTGTTCCCTTTTTGTCAAGTCCTCTGCACGTATTTATATCTATCCTGTTATGTTCCTAGTAGCGATATCATCAGGTTTATTTCATGCGCTGTACGTCAAGATAGTGATATGATCGTACTGACCGCACGACACACCGCACGACGTCGTCGGATCAATCCACTAGAAAGGGATTAAACGGATAAACGCTATGGCACACAACATTAACACCTACATCGGACGTCAAGCCGCATGGCACGCGCTCGGAACAGTGACAGGGAAGTACATGACCTGGAGCGAGATTCTCGCTCATGGCGGACTCGACTTCGACGTATTCAAGTCGCAGCTTCACGACGGACGCGGAAAACCTGTCAACGCATGGGGAACATTCCGTTGGAATCAGTCAGACAAAGCTGTCCGCGACGCGTCCAAAGCTGTATTCCTTGGCGTCGTCGGACAGGACTACAAGGTTCTCAATCATGCTTCTGGGTTCGAACTGATTGACGCAATGATGGCAGACAACGCACCGAACGGCGCACACTACGAGACCGCTGGCGTACTCGGTGAAGGTGAAGTCGTTTGGGGTCTAGCTGATCTCGGTCTGTCCGTTCGCGTGGGAGATGACAAGTCGTCCGCGTATCTTCTGTTCTGCACGTCTCACGACGGATCGTACAGCTATCAGTTGCGCGGCTGTATGGAACGAGTCGTCTGTAACAATACGCTGGATATCGCGTTGTCTGAAAAGACTAAGAACGTCTTCCGAATCCGCCACACGAAGAACGCAGCAACGAAGGTAGCGGACGCACACCGCGCGCTGGAATCCGTCGCTGGAGACGTCAAGACCGTGGAACAGAAGCTACAGTTTCTCGCGGGACGCAAGGTTACCCGCGAGTCATTCTCAAAGCTCATGGACAAGCTGTTCCCGTTGAAAGCGAAGGACGACGGCGCGCCGGCTGAGAGTTCAACGCGTCGCGATAACGTTCTGGCGGAGATCCTCAGTCTGTACGAGGCAAATGACGGTAACGCGTTTCCAGAGCAACGCGGGACAGCGTATAACCTTCTGAACTCGGTTACCGCGTACACGGATCATTGCCGAACGTCCAAAGGCGATATGCGCGCGCAGTCCGCGTTATTCGGATCTGGTAAGCAGTTGAAGGATTCCGCGTTGAATCTCATCCTCGCGGAAGCGGAGGATATGCCGCCAATGAACCCGCGACAGTTCGGAACGGCCGTAAACGTCGATTGGGATACGCTCGGACTCGCGATCCCGACCGCGTCTACAGTTGCGTAAAGGATAACGACCATGAAAACCATTTACATTCTCACCAATACGCGAGAACGTCAGACCGTAACATCGTTTAGCGTTCGTCAGTCCGACGCGCTGCGAATTAAGAACGAGATTAACGCGGGTCTCGCATCGTCAGGCGCCGATATGTTCGCGACGCTTGAACTCCCCGACGCGATTATGTAGCGTTCCTGCCTTGCCGCCAGACAGCCGAAACGAACCCTTACGGACCTCGCGACGTTTCGGCTGTCCGCGAAAGGTAGGAATGAACGAACCAATGCCCACCGCTATGAAGACAACAATGTACGGTACAAGCTATTTCGTCAGCCGATTCCATGCGATTCAGTATTACCGCAAACAGAACGAGACCGCGCGCGACGTTGACCGCAAACTGTCAGAAGGTCTGATCCATATCGGATTGCCGCCGACGCGCGACGGTCAACGCGTCGTTCTGATTGATGACTATACGCGTTACGCGATTGTTGAAGAAACGAAGGAGGTAACGACCAAATGAACCGATACGTAATTACCGACGCTGCAACGCGATACACGCGGATCAGCAAACGTGAGGCGCGCCAGATGTTCGAATCAGATCAGCCGTTCTACATCATTGCGCATAAAATGCGTCCTGGTTTCCCATTCTCGGTCGGGATGATGATCGACCCAAAGCACGTAAAGACCGAACGGAGTCTCACGCCTACATATCCGACGGTTGAAAGTCTATTCGATGCGACAGTGACGAGCTTCTGCTGGTACAACGCGAACTGTCACGAGACCGGCACGTACGCTGCGTTCTACCGTATGGAAGAACGGAAGGACGCACGCTATCGATCAGCGGTACTTCCGCGACTAGCTAACGCAGAACAGACAGCGCAATATAACCCTGACGACCATGTCTAACGAACTGATCCCGACCGCGACCTGTCCGCCGGACCTCATGACCGGCGGACAGGATCTTTTCGCGCGCGTCGTATCCGCAGCGTTTTCTAGCCTGTCCGATAACTCTCGTAGAGTCTACACGAGTCGTCTGTCAGCGTTTCGCGCGTCTCCGTTCGGAGGTCGACTAGACCGCGAATCCGTCGCAGCGTACGTCCGTTCATTGTCGACCTCTGGCGCATCATCTCAAGTCATAAATCAGACGATTAGCGCGATTAAGCGCTTCGCGTACGAGGCGTCAGAACTCGGATGGATAGATGAGCGGTCGTCCGCTGCGATCAGCCGCATAAAGACAAAGCGCACAAAGGGAATAAGGACAGGTAGATGGCTGACTGTCGACCAAGTCCGCGCACTAATCGCGAGTATCGACAGGTCGACGCCTATCGGCCGTCGCGACGCGGCACTAATGGCACTACTGATCGGTTGCGGTCTGAGACGTTTTGAAGCAGTGGACCTCGTGACCGCACAATTCGAAGCTAGTACAGCGGACAGACCGGCACTATTGCGGAACATCGCAGGGAAAGGGAACAGGACCAGGACGGTCGCGGTTCCACGTTGGGCGGAAAAACTAATCTCAGATTGGATAGGAGAAAAGGAAAATGATCGTACTTAACATGGATTGGAAGCAAACAAAAGTAGGTTGCTATTGGACGTCAGGAGACTATACGATTTCTACGTTCTATGAAGTATGCGGCGGAAAGGTAACACGTTCCGGTTACCGACTTTTCTATCGGCGTGTCGCGCTAGATGACTTCTCTTACCTCGAATACGCACAAGCCGCAGCGCATGACCACCAGGAAGAACAAAACAGGCAGAAACGAGGTCGCGCACAATGCGTCAAGGTCTGATCCTTCGTTCCGTCCGTGCTGACCGCACAATTACCGACTCTCTGTCTCCGTCCGCAGTGCGTAAGATCGTCCGTCGCTACGGCGCACTAATCGGTATTCCAGACCTCAACCCGCACGACCTACGGCGGACGTACGCGAAGTTATCCCGCACTGGCGGCGCGCCAATCGAAGTCGTTCAGAAGTCGCTAGGTCACTCGTCCGTCCGCACAACAGAGCTTTACCTTCAGACCGGAGAAGAGTGTAACGCAGGAGACTATATACAGCTATGAGACCTACAATCGACCCGTATGACCGCACAAAGCACAAAGTCGACGTCCTTCCGCCGGCCGCGCATTCATGGCAGTTCCGCGCCTGGATCGCACTAAGCGCGACCGCGTCGCGATTCTTTGACTGGTTCTTTGGCGTTCGGACAAGCTGACCGAGCGGCGCGAATCAGCTTCGCATTGATCGTTCCTAGTCCGCCACGAGCGAGACTGGACGTCTCACCGCAGCAATCGCACAAATACGTCCAGTCTCCGGTATCTGTCCGACCGAGAATAAGCAACGTGCGGCCTTTCCTAGTCACAAAATGACCAGTCCAGTCCTTATCGGTTTTCTTCGCGCGACGCTTGCAGCCGCAGCTATAAGGCGGACAACGGTATGCGCTCGCGTATGGCACTAGGACGTCCTCACGACCGCACACACAGCGACATTTGACGTCCTGCCATGTCCAGCGACCGTAACGGTTAAAGAACCCTGGACCGATGATTGTCAGAAGCGAATTCCGAAGTGGTTCTCCAGGATGAAAGAAGAACGATTCCTGAGACATTTCGTGCTCGTACGCGTCGCGATGATACCGCCGCATGTAGCGTCGGCCGCGTGGCGACATACGGTTCGCTTCCATTTCTTCGTCTGTATACCCGTTCGGATGCCGGACAGGTTCGGTCTGGTTATTCTGTATGGTAGTTGATCGTTTTTTGAATCGTTCGACTAGTTCTTCGTCGATCTGATAGTCAGCTTCACTGAAATCGAGTTCACCGGGTAGGAGATGTTCATTCATGGAATAGATCGTATCACGAAAAACTATCACTCTCCATGTACGCTAAAGCTATAGATTGAGGGTAGGCGAATGAAAGTAGAAAGTAGCGAGTCGGTTCGCTTGGTCGTTCAGTCTCTCTACTTAGCATAAATGCTTGGTGTTTGTTTTTTCTTCTCTTATACTACAGTTTACGCGCGCGTTCGCGTAAATGAAGGGTGGTTGTTTTTCGACCGCACAATAGAACGTTAGAAAGGTAGAGTCTACAGATGGACGAACAGAAGAAACCGAATAAGCTAGACGAATGGATAGATCGAAATTTCTGGATGCTGATCCTGATGCTGGTTCTATTCACGCTTTGCATGGCGCGCACCGATCTGTTAACGTCGCGTGTTGGTTCACTCGAACGATTCCTACAGATCTCACAGACCGGCGACGTCGTCTCGAAAACAGAACAGTCAAAGCCGAAGTTCCCGGAAGCCGACGCGTGGATCCAAGGGCACTATAGGTGCGAACCGGATACAGCTACGTCGGCGGACCTCGTCGAACAGCGCAGTTGTCCAGACGGTGGATCGCTCGTCGTGCAAACAGATTGTGTCAACGGACGGTTTGTAAACCATACAGCCTGCCGGCCAAAGTAAAACGCGCTCGAACGTCTTGACAAGCACAATTCGAATCCGTTATGCTATTCTGCGATGTATGGCAATAAAGAGACAGCGTAAGCCAGACGGTACGGTCACGGCACAAATCGACCTCCCGCCGATTAACCCGATCGTGCCGCGACGCGCGCCTGGAGTCATGGGACGGCGTCCGTACGCGTTCGGAGACCTGAACTATCAAGTCCTCGCGCCGGCCGTCGGAGTCTCGCCTACGCATCTCGGAAGAATCCTGAACGGGATTAACCGCCCGTCCATGACCGTCGCGTCCAAACTCGCCGCGATGTTCGGCTGGACGCTTGATCAGGTCAACCAGATTTACGAACGAAAGAATTCTGCGAACTCTACGAATTCGACTACCGCCACGTCGACCGCCACGACAACGAATCCGAACACGAAATCAGCGAAAGGATCAGATAACCGCAATGCCACGAGTAGAAACCGTGCTACAAACACAAAACGAAACGCCAATCCCGTTCCCGCCGCCGCCGGAACCGGTCGCGGTTCCCGCCGGTAAATCCGTCTTCACAATCCCGGCGAATGAAATCGTAATCCCGGCTGAACACCGTCTGTCCCGTCCCGGTCCGCTACCACCGAACGAACAGAAGAAAATCGACGCGTTTGCGCAGTCGATTCGCGAAGTCGGACAGATCGAACCGATTAAAGTCCGTTGGGACGCAGGCGGCGAACTCTGGCATCTCGTCGCTGGTGGCCGTCGCGTGCTCGCCATGCGTTCAATTCGTCCGGACTACCCCGTAGAGGCGATTGAAGACTTCGGAGACGTTCCAGCGCGCCGTATCGCGATTCACGAGAACATCCACCGGCGCAACTATACGCCGCTTCAGTTCGCGACGCTCTGCCGCGACTTGCAACTCGAAAACGGCTGGACAGGCACAAAAGAACTGTCTGAATACATCGGCGTCAGTCGCGCGCAGATCAGCCAGCATCTCAAACTGCTAACGAAACCGGTCGATATGCCGCAAGAGACGTACGAAGACCTGCTCGCGCGGCTAAATTCCGGCGTCATCGGTGCGGACACGGCTTTCTTCGCGTTGACGCAGATCAAAGAAAAGGAATTGCCGGCGGTCGTTCAGCGCGCGACAGAAAACGCGATCGCGGAAGCGCTGGCGGAACCAGCGACAGAATCGGAACCGCCGCCGACAGGACTAGCGCCGACAAATCAGACGCAGAAACTAAGTCCGGCGGTCGGTAAGGGTTCGAAGTCAGGAGAAAAGAAACCGGCCGTCAAGCGTGACGCAAAGTCGACTACCGCGAACGTTCCCGAACCCGAATGGATGCGGAAGCAACGCGAAGCGTCGAAACAACGCAAGCTCGAAAAGGTCAAGGCTGGCAGTCTGACCGTCGCGCAGTTGAAAGCCGCCGCGAAAGAACTGGACGCGATTAAGACTCCCGCCGCGCGTTCGCTGTCCGACCTGTCGACTCTCGTCTCAAAGAAACTCGCGACGCCGGCGTATCCCGATCCGATGCGGAACTTTCTAACCTTCCTGGTCGCTGAATGGCTTCCCGGCGAAGCGGACGACGACGCAGTCGTACAGCGCTGGAAAGAGATCGCGATCATGGTCGAAGACTCCACGAGGCGCAATGCCAAGATCGCGCCGCATAAGCCGGCCGCGACTAAAGCGACCAAAACGACCACGAAGAAAAAGTCACGTAAGTAGCCACTGTAGTAGCTGTTGTAGTAGACGCTGTCCGTTTCCTGACATACAATAAATTCCGTTGGTTAATTTACACTTCAACGATTTAGATTCACTCTCGCTTTCGATTTAGTTACGTGAATGGAGCGCGCCGCCATTGCGTCGACAAACCGCAGTCAGCTACGACCAATTAGAGACCACTACGGCCAAAGAACCGGACGACACAGATAATGTGAAATCAGAAGCAAAATCGAAACCGCGTCGTCCGTTCCTTGTTTCGTCAACGAAATCACCGCTCGCTAGTCCGGAGACGCCAGTTCACCGGTTAGCGGCAGAACTACAATCGATTCTGTACTTTCCTGATCCAGGACCGTTGTACGCAGTCGTTGGAACCCTTGCCGCGAATACGATGCTGGGCTATCCGGTCTGGTTAATGCTGATCGGTCCGCCGGAAAGCGGAAAGACAGAACTATTAAAACCGTTGCTCGGTATCGCCGGCGTGCGTGAGTGCGGAGACTTGTCCGGTAAGGCCGCGCTACTGTCCGCCACGAGAGCGAAAGACAGAACAGCGGACAGCACCGGCGGACTGCTAAAAGACATGCCGAAAGGTTCAGACGGCATTTATCGCGGCGCATTAGTCATGCTGGACTTCGCGCGGACAGTCCTCGCGTCCGATCCGATGACTATGCGGTCGACACTAGGCAGTCTTGGAATGCTTCACGACCAGCACTGGCAACGCGAGGTCGGAACCGACGGCGGACAGACGATCAGCTTCTACGGCCGCATCGGTTTCCTCGCCGCTTGTACGGACGTCATAGACCATCCGGACCATGTCCAAGCGAACGCGGAAATGGGTGAACGCTGTATCTACTACCGCTACCCGGAATCAGATGGCTATCACGAGATAAACTCCGCGCTTGCGAATCCGGACGGAGGCGGGAAATCGAAATCGATTAAAGACCTGTTCCTGACGTTCGCGGAGGAATGTCAGCTTGACTGGGAAGACAAAACGCCGCCAAGACTACTATCTGAACAGGAACGGAATCAGATCGGCGCACTGGCGCAATTCTGCGCAAGAGGACGATCCGGAGTTCAGCGAGATCGATTCAATAAGAACGAGATTATCGGCGTTAGCCGTAGTGCGCTCGGTCCGCGACTCGCTAATTCATTCGCGCAACTGTCGCGTGGCTGCGAACGGATAGGCTGTACGCCGACTGAGACGATGCGCGTCCTTCAGAATTGCGCGCTGGACAGTATCCCGGCCGTCCGCGCGGCGGTCATAAACCTGTTGCGCTACAACACGAAGCGCACGATTAGCGATATCGCACGGGAGATTCGAATCAGCGTCAGTACAGCAAAAAGGACGTTAGAAGACCTGTCAGTTCACGATCTAGTAGTCAACGAGCAATCCGACAATAACGGCCGCTGGTCGCTATCCGCGCGCTGCGGTCGGATGCTGGCGATCGGCTGGAACGACCAGAACGAAAAGAGCGAAAAATAACTGTTGCGAATTATTGACCTGTGATGTACGATAGCGTTCAGTAGATTTCAGACACCGCAAATGCCAGTCGATCCCAATTCCGCGTTCGCCATGCTATCTCCGTCTGACTTGGGGATGAACTTCGAAAAGTTCCGCCCGGTCCAGGTCGAAGGGTTCGAATGGTTCATGTCTTCCGCGTCGAACGTCAATCCGGTCCTCATGCAGACCGGTAGCGGAAAGACGAGATTCGCATTAGCCCTTTCACGGCTGTTAGGCGTCAAGACTGCGTACCTCGTCGTAACAAAAGCGCTCGAACAGCAAGTCATGAAAGACGCGCGCGAACTCGGCGTCGCGAACGTTCACGGCCGCGCGAACTACCGTTGTAGAGTCTATTCGAACTGCGACTACGGCCACGAGCACGACTGTTCGAACTCGGGAAGTACGAACTGTCCGTACACTGAGGCGGTCGAAGCCGCGCGCGATTCTGACCTGATCGTGACGAACTATTCGTATTGGCTAAACGCGCGGCGCAATCAGGCGGCGCTCGAACACGACGGACGGCCAATCGAATTCCTGATCTGCGACGAAGCGCATTCGATAGAGTCGCAGTTAACGTCTTTCGCGTCGGTCGTCCTCTACCCGTCCGAACATCGTATGAAACGCGAGATGTTCGAGTATCAGTCCGGACTGATGAACGACGACGCAGCTACCGGCTTCGTCGCGCTGGCGAAAGAGACGATTAACGAACTCAAAGACTCGAAGCTGGACGACGACAAAGACCTCGTCGACCGCTGCCGGCGGATCGCGCGCATGTCCGGAAGTACGAATTTCGTCTGGCAGTTTACCGACCGCGCGAACCTGACATTCGAACCGGTCAGATTGAATTCTTACGCCAGACAGTTGTTCTCTGGCGTGTCTCGCGTTCTTCTCATGTCCGCGTCGCTCGATCGGTTTAGCCTAAACCTGATCCTGCCATCGGATATCGAATACGACTACCGCGCGTTTCCGTCGCAATTCCCGCCGCATAACGCGCCGGTCTACTACCACCCGGTAAGAAAGCTTTCATGGAAAAGTCCAGATGAAGACTACCGCGCAATCTTCGAAGTCGCCGATAACATTATCGATCGACGGCTTGACCGAAAAGGCATCATTCACACAGTCAGTTACGCTCGCACTAGGCGAATTCTGTCGCATAGCCGTCACGCTAACCGATTCATATGGAATGAAGACGGAGCATCGCTTGGGAGTTCGCTGGAAAGGTTCCGAACCGCCGGTCCTGGTAGTGTCTTCGTGTCTCCCTCAGTCGAAGAAGCGTTCGACTTCCCGGCGGACCAGTGCGAGTACCAAATCCTAATCAAATTCCCGTTCCCGAACGAAACGCAACGCGTTATTCGCGAACGCTGTAAAATCCCTGGTTATCGTCTCCATTACGCCGCGCAGAAGGTCGTCCAGATCAAAGGCCGGCCGATTCGTAGCGAAACCGATCGCGCGGAACTGTTCATTCTAGACAAATCCGCCGCACAGTTGAATAGTCGGGAAGCGAAGGCATTCCTTCCGCCCGGTTTCAGAATGTTCACGGTCGCGACAATTCCACCGCCGCCGCCGCGATTTAAAAACTCAAACGCAGCTTAAGGAAAGAGAGAACTAAACGTATGGCCGGACGAGTATCATCTGCAAAAGAAGACGCGTTTCACATGAAGTCAAGCTTCGCCGACGGTTGGGGCGAAGTGGTAGGCGCGAGATCGCTTATGTTTCAATTCCCGCCGAACAAGGAAACCGGTAAGCAGGATCCGCCGCAACTGATGTGTCAATTGGAGATTCAGCGCTACCGCGACGGCGACTTCAAGGACAAGGAAGGATCGGAACCTGAAGAAGTCCTGCTGAAGATCGCCGGTCCGTCGAAGGACACCGGCCGCGTCGAGGATATCCACGTCGGCAACTGTCCCGACGACAATGTCGAGAACGAACCCGTCGACGTCGGGAACGAACTCGGCATGGAAGGGAACACGCTCTACGCGGTCAAAGACGGGTATCAACTGAACGACAAAGGCAAGTACATGCAGTTCTGTATCAGCCTCGAAGAGAAGGGTTTCAAACCCGCGATTCTCAAACGTACGTTCTTCCCGGACTTCATCGGTCTGCGCGCGTACTTCAAGACGATCACGCTGAAGAAGTTCCGCGATGACATGACGAACGATCCGACCGCGTTTGTCGTAACGGAGATCAAACAGTATCCGTACGAAGCGAAGGCGGGAAAAGCGACGGGGGCGACGGGAAAAAAGTCTGGGGCGGCGTCGACCCAAAAGGCGACTTCTACGGCGTCCGCGCCGAAGTCGTCCAAGGAAGCTTCCGCTGCGCCGCCAGCAGCCGAAGATTCCGCCGATGGTAACGCAGGTAACGCAGTGCTTTCGGCCGAAGATATCGCGACTGCGATTCTGACGACCACGTTCAAGAACGCGAAAGCCGGCGCGACTCTCGCGGACGTCAAGCGGCTGAAGGTCGAAGTTCTCATGGCGATGCCAAAGCATAAGCCTGCGGTTCCGGCGGACATGAAGAAAGACGTCATGTCGCAGTTGGGCGACGAGGACTGGCTGATCGCGATGGGTTCGGCGAACGAAGTGTTCGAAGTCCAGGACGATGGGAAGATTGTCGTCGCGAAGTAACAAGAGATCCCGCTGATAGACGTCGTGTGACGCAGACCGACGTTGAAAGGGATAGCAGTGCTCTACGGCGACTCAGTAAGACGTAGAGATTTTCATTAAACGGCTAAAACCGCATAGCCTATGCCGATACTCATCTCAGAAACCGAAGTCAAGCTCGAACGCGCTGACCTGGACCGCCGGATCGTCCTAGCGCGCGATGTAGACCCTACAACCGGGCTGATCGTCCCGCCGGCGCGTCGACCCGGTCTTCATCTGTCCGGACTGCTGAAGTACATCGCAGAAGTCTCTAAAGTGACCGCGCGACTACAAGAGATCGCGGACGAAGAATATCCTCTTCGCTGGCTGATGGGGCACGCGGTAGAAGAGTTCCTCGCGTCGCTCTACCCGCTGATGGTCTGGCAACCGGGAGAAGTCGTTGACCCGGTTATTATGAACCCGGACGGCGTCAGCTTCGAAGAGTTAGACGGTCCGAATGAACAGGTCATAGAGGAATTCAAACACAACCGGTCGAAGCGTTACGACGGCCGCGAATTCCTGACTAAGAAATGGCTGTTCAAGCATCAAGGCATGGGTTACTGTCTCGGTTACGGCGCGCGGTTCGTCCGCTGGCACGTCCTCTACTCGATGGAATGGCCGGACCCGGTTTACGTCAAGTATCTGTACCAGTTCACGGACGAAGATTTAGCAGGGATGAGACGAATCGTCGACAGTAATCGCGACGCCGCGATTCGAAGGGGATACGCAGAATGAACGATCCAACATTTGAACTTCCGACTGCTCTCGAACTGACGGAAGTCCTCGAAAGCAGACCGAATCAAAAGACGCCTAAGGAATTTCCGGAGGTATACGCCGTAGCCAAACGGCATTTCAAAGATATCTCTTTCCGGGAAATGATTCACTTGCAGATCGGAATGGAACTTGGTCTTCATATCGCTGAGAACAGGCGGAAGAAAGAGCAATGAAAGAAACAGTCAACGCAGCGAACCAGAACGTCGCAGTCGAATTCGAAGAGTTGACGTTAGGCTACCGCGACAATCTCTTCCTTGGCGTCTTCGGTCGTCCGGGAACGGGTAAAACGCGCCTCATGGCTACCGCTCCTGGTCTCGCGGTCATCCCGTTGCAACGGAAGACCCGTCCGACGGTCGAACAAGTCCTAAAAGAACTCTATCCGAAGCGAACCGTCCTGTGGCCGAAGAACCACGACGAGTTCTACCGTTACGGCCGGCCGCTCGAAATGTCCATGATGAAGGTCGACGAATCAAAAGCGTTCTACCGCTCGCTGGTCGACAAGATCAAAGCGTCCTGCTGGCGTCTGCTGGACGACAAGCGCTGCCGGACGATCGGTATCGACTCCGGAAAGACGCTGTATGACATGATCGTGTCCGCGCATTACGGCCGGTCGACTCGATTCTCCGCTGAAAAGACCGCATGGGAACCGCCGAACACAGAGATGCGAACGTTCCTGGAGTCACTTCAGCCGAAGCACGTTATCTTCACGACCGAGTCGAAGGAAGCGTATCTGAAAAAAGAATCGCTTGGATACGACGAACCGGCGGGATATAAACCGATCGGCTACGAAGCGAACGTTCTCGTCGAGACAAAGTACAGTATCGAAGAAGGCTTCTGGATCGACGTCCGGATGTGTCAGGACCGCGCCGCGCTGCAAGGCGAAGAAGGTCAGAAGATCCTCATGGGCGATATGTGCGAGTTCAAGTATCTGGCGGCACAGCTAAGGACGGATACGAGTTATGAAGACTGGGAATAAGACTCCAGGTCCAAAACCGTTGAAGGAAGCGTTCATTAGGCTAAAGCCTGGAACGGTCGTACGTCGAGACCGCATCGCATCCTTACAAGAACTGACTACGCCATTTCCAGATCATCGCGGCGGCGACGAGATCACACATGTCGTTCGATTGGAACCGGCGACGATTTCGGACGATGCAAAGTTCAACAACGTTTGGGTTAGCCGTACGCAAGCTGAAGCTATCGAACGAGAGTTAATACCGTGAAGCTGTATAACCGTTCCTTTGATTTCCAGGCTGACCGCGCATTACCAAACAGCCGGTTACAGAACATGAAATTGTTGATTGGAGTCCCGAAATGCGACGAAAACCGAGACCGAAAAACCGAAAAATTACCGCCGCCGAATACGATGAAGCGGTCGTTTCCGAGATCAAACATATTCGCGGCAATCTCAACGTTCCTAAGAACGCGATCAGTCAAGTCTTCACGTTCGCGAACATACTGGGCAACCGCATGTACGGCGTACGGAATCAAGACGAACGGACGGCGGAATTTAACGAACTGTTCAAGCTCGTTATCACCGAAGCGGTAGAAGAACGTAAAGCGCAAGACAGCCAGTCGGTCGCGTCGGCTTCGAATCTGCGTCGGACTCCCGGCGGAATCATTTTGCCATAGCCTTAGAACCCGCTACAGCCATGTCAATTCTAATTGACGACCGAGAAGACGGACAGCTAATCTCCTACCTCGGACGTTTTGGTCTCCCGCTGTCCGTCTGTCGTCTCGATTACGGCGACGCGGCGATTCAGTCCGTCGACGGGCATCTCATCGGATACGAACGAAAGCGGCTACCAGACCTCATCGCTTCGATGCAGGACCGGCGTCTGACCGGTCGTCAGTTATGTGGTATGCGGCGGACGTACGATCGCGTCGAACTCGTTATCGAGGGTCTCTGGCGTCCGAATGAGAACGACGCGATCGAAGTCTTGTCATCCGGCCGCTGGACGCCATTGTTTCATCGCGGAAGTGGAATCAGCTACCGCCAAGTCGACAGTTATCTCCAGTCACAATGCGAACTCGGCGGTGTCGCGATCTGGCGGACCGGGTCAACTAGTGAGACGGCGCACCTTTACGTTTCTCGATATCATTGGTGGCAGAAACCGTACGAACTGCATAAGAGCCATGACACGATTTACTCGAACGACCCGACGGCGCAGCGTCGCGGCGCTGTCACGGTTTTTAACGGCGCGCCGACGCCTGTCGTGCTCATGGCCGCGCAGATCCCTGGTATCGACGCGAAAGCGTGGGACGTCGCAAAGCATTTTAGTTCGCCGGCGGACATGGTCCTCGCGGACGTCGCTGAATGGCGGCGCGTTGCCTGGACGGATCGCGGCGGCAAAACTAAACATTTCGGAAAGGACACGGCGAAAGCCATAGTCGGATGGTTGCGAGGACAGAGTTAAGAGACAATGCCGGTCGATTCGCTCGTTTTAAAGATCAGACGTTCAATGACAAAGGTTACATCCGGATCTGGTATGGCAAGAATAGACGAAAGTACGCGCATCGAGTTGTTATGGCGAATGTCCTTCGCTACCGTCGCATCTGCCTTCCGCATGTCTTTCCGAAGCTGGAGTCCGACGGACTCCCGGCCGGATTTCATGTCAACCATTTCGATTGGGATAAGACACACAACTGCGCGGCTAACCTACAGCTACTACAAGACTGTATTCATGACGCGATAACGCAGTCGAGTCGGAAGTACATCCGAGACCATATAGACGAATTCATAGAGCATGAAATGAAAAAGGTCGAACGAGAAAACATGCCGGATTGGGTTCTGGAGGACGTAGTCTAATGCCGATGGAAAACCTAGTTAACTGGTGGAATACGTCGAGCCAGATGGACCGGGACTACGGAAAGACCGCGTATCACGGCTACAAGTTCGACATTATGAAGATCCTTCCGACTCGAAGTATGGACGTCGGCTGTGCGGTCTTTGCGCTACTCTCGCCGAACAACGACTATAACGGAAACGTCGATTCGATGCGGAAGGTCGTAGCAGCACACAGACGAGGTATTCCAGCTAGAGAAATCGAAGGGCTGACGTGTTACCGCGCCTGTGCTGAACGCGCGTATCGCGTCCTCGATTGTGAACCGATTGATAACGTATTTGGTAAGAATGCGAACAAGACATACAACTTCTACCGAAACATTCTGGACCCGGAAGACCCGCGCTTTGTCACGATCGACGGGCATATGTATAACCTCTGGCGCGGCGAAATCACAACGCTAAAAGAAGTCGCCGTCCATTTCAAGCCAAAACAGTACAAAGTCATCGCGGACGATTTCAAAGCGTTTGCGCGCGCGCTCGATATCCCGCCAAGTCAGCTACAGGCTACGCTCTGGTGGATCTGGAAGCGCGTCAACCGGATTCGCTTCGATTACCAGATCGACTTGCCGCTCGAACTTGCAGAGGTCGTCTAATGTCCTTCTGCCGCAACTGGGTTGACCCTTGTCCGAACTGTCCGCGCCACTTCCGCGCGATCGGCGGCGACGGTCCGCGTCCGGCTCGTATCCTCTGTATCGCGGAACGTCCCGGTCGCATGGAGAACAACTTCGGCCGCGTCCTTTGTGGCGACACTGGCGACGAATATGACGGGTTGTACCTTACGCTTGCCGGATTAGACCGGTCGCAAGTCCGCGCCTGTAATACCGTGCTCTGTTGGGCGGTCGATAATCGTACGCCGAAAGACCACGAGATTCGCCACTGCGCGCAACATCACATACCAGAAGAACTGGCGATGACGAACCCGGAGATAGTAATCCTCATGGGCGCGTCCGCGTGCTCTCTGGTCCCTGGAATTCGTTTAGAGATGATGCACGGGATACCACAGCATACGCGTAAGGTCGGCGACCTGTTCGGCTGGAACGGCTGGCTTATCCCGATGTACCACCCGAGTCTAGGAATGCACGAATCCCGTTGGATGAAAATCCTAATGGACGACTGGGAAGCGCTCGGACCGATCCTTCGCAATGGTTGCGAGTTCGACCCGCCGCCGCACCCAAAAGTTTATAAATGGTGTCGTACTCGCGAATCTGTAGACGGTTATTTCGTCCAGCACGCCTTAACCGGGTTCGAAACCGGCGTCGATACCGAGTCACACGGTGGGCGTCTCTGGAGCGTACAGGCATCCTGCGCGCCTCATACGGGTATTCTGGTCCGTACGACCGATCCGGACGCGGTAGACGCGCTACGGTTCTGGATTGACGGCTGCTGGATGCATAACGCGGCGTACGACCAGGAAGAACTTCGCAAGATCGGGTTAAGAACCAGGATCGCTGGTGATACGATGCAGCGGTCCTTTCATCTAGGGGATAAGCCGCAAGGACTAAAGGCGCTCGTCTACCGGCTGTTCCGGCACACCATGACATCGTATGAAGAGACGGTACGACCCGCTTCTATTCGCGCGCTTCAGGACTGGTTCTGTGAAGCGATCCAGGTAGCTGTTTCCGATTTGTCATTCGTCGAGACGGTCAAGATGAAGACGAAGACGAAGACGGTCGTCCACAAGGGAGAGTTCGAATCCCTGCTAACCCGGCTGATGCGTCATACCGACATTAACGCGGACTACGACCCGTGGGAACGGCTAGACGCGTTCTACAAAGACGAGCTAAACCATTGGATGATTCCAGTCATAGAGTCCCGCGTCGGACCGTACCCGATTCTCGGAATCGACAATTGCGATATGGCGACTGCGATCGACTACGCCGTCGGTGACGCGGACTGGACGGGACAAACCGCAACTGAACTAGCAATTAGACGAAAGGACGCGTTTAGAATTCATGAGTCAGACAGGGATGACTGGCGGTTTGCAGCATAAGACGCCACGACGACGACTACGGTTCTGTGAGAACTGCAAAGGAGACGGAGAGTTATGCCGGCGTTGCGGACGGAACTTTGAAGAAGCGACGTCGACCTGTAACGGCGGACGACCGCATGAATTCGTAGACTGTCCGGAGTGTCGCGGCGAAGGCGGCAAATAGCCTGTGAGTCTCTTCGGCGGCATAACTCTACCCGGTCAGCCAGACCTCGATAATATCGCGCGCCTGGATCTAATGATCCTACCTCATCTGAACAAGATGACACGCTACGGCATCGCGTTCGACCCGGAATACCTTCAGGAGTTAGACGTCGAGTTCAGCCGCGAACGTGATGAACTCGCGAAGCAGATCAGTAGCTACGTTCCTCGCGAAGCGCTAGATAGCTTCGCGAATCAGTCGACGCTACGTGACGATAACGGTAGCGAGGACGAACCAGCGGACGTCTCGTTTAACCCTGCGAGCGCAGATCAGACGCGAAAGCTCGTATTCGAACTTCTGTCCGTCGGCCGCGACAAGAAACTAAAGCGGACCGGCGCGGGCGAGATTTCAACCGGCCGCAAGAACCTGGACCTGTGTCGTCAGGACCATCCGGTAATCCCGTTGATTATTCAGTACCGCGAGTACTCTAAACTGATCTCCGGGTTTATCCGCGCGCTACCGAAACTCGGTAAGCTCCATCCTCGCGGTCCGTCTTGTCCGATCTGCGAACTGTACCATGTAGACCCTACATGGCGGCTGCATACGACGTTCACGACGACTTCCGCCATTACCGGGCGTCTCTCATCCCGCCGGCCGAACCTGCAACAGATTCCGATCCGGTCGAAACTCGGGTCTCGTATCCGCGCCGCGTTCTTAGCCTCTAAAGGCTGTAAGCTTGTCTCCGTCGACTTCTCCCAGATGGAAATCCGCGACCTTGCGCATCTGGCGGACGCGACGTCCATGCTGCGAATCTACGAAGCGGACGGCGATATTCATCTGAACACCGCAATGAAGTCGTTCGGGATATCCGATCCGGCGAAAGTCGACAAATATCTTCATCGTCTGCCTAGCAAACGTGTTAACTTCGGAATTCAGAACGGAACGCAGGGAAAAGGACTACACGCACAGCTAGTGTCGGACTATTGGGCGGCTGGCATGATTCCGCCTCCGTTCCTGACGATCGAATGGTGTAACAAATTCATTGAGGACTGGCATGGTAATTATCTGGAAGTACAGCCATATTTCGATACTCAATATTATCGAGCGCGTAGATATGGCTTCGTTTGGAACCCTTGGGGTCGTACGCGTTACATCCCACAGGTCAAGTCCACACTTGAATACAAACAGTTCGAAGGTCTGCGCGAAGGACAGAACTTCCCGGTCACGAGTTCAAACGCTGAACAGACAAAACTCGCAATGGCTGAACTTGAAGTCGAATTTGATCGCCTTCGTTCGTCCGGCGTCTGGTGTTGGCCGCTGCTATCGATTCATGACCAGGAGATCGCGGAAGTAGAGGAAGACTACGCGGAACCTATCGGCGGACTCATGACGTCCGTGTTCGAACACGTTATGGATGACCGTCAGACCGGCGAACGTCTCTGGCGTTGTCCAATCAAATCCGATTGCGAGATATTAGACCGTTGGAAAGCGAAAGACTAGAGAGGAAAAACCGAAAATGAGTGAAGAACGAATCCGCCGCGCCGCAAACAGCAAGTTCAAATCCGTAACTGAAGCGTTTGAAGATAACCCGGAAATGACCGTCCGGTCGATCGACTTGCTAAAGTCGGTCACACAGAAAAAAATCGAAGTATCCCGACTTGGAGAAGAGATCGACGAGGCAACCGCCGAACTCGCCGCGATCTGCGAAGCCTACAGCCTGGACGGTCTCCGTTATGGCCTGAACTGCTTTGAATACTACGGCTGGAAAACTCGAAAAACGCTGTCGAAAGAACGACTGCTAGAACTCGGCGTGCCGGCAGAGACGATCGAAGCCGCGTACGCGGAATCCAAACCATTCCTGTCAACGAAGGTCAATCCGTTCGACGCACTCTAACGCGCTAACTTAAAACAGGTGTGCGCCGGCCGCGCCAGTCAGGATTTCCGCCAGTACCCAACAGGCAAGGCCGGCGCTGATGAGGTTAATTCTCGTCGGTACGACCCACGCACCGAGACAGAACAGGACGAACGCGAACACGAGCAGTATCAGATGTAGCATCGTCTTTTCCTTTTCCCTTTTTAGTCGCCGAATCCCTGCATACGACCAGACCACCAGTTATAAATCATGTTCAGCTTGGTCTTAATTTCGGTCATCTCCATGTTTATCCGGTCGTTCTGGTCCTGCATTCGCTGAACATTCGACCGATGGAACTTTATAAATGTGAACAGGAGAACGCCTAACTCAATGACATTACTCCAGTTGAAAGCGAAGTCGAAGCGCATACCGTTGTATCCTTGTCCGTCCTTGTCGTCCTTGTCGTCCTTTTACTTTACGTCCGTCTGACCTGTCTGATCCGTCTGACCTTCCTTCTTTTCGCGGTTGTATTCTACAATACCAGACCCGGACTTAAGAACGTTTTTCGGTATTTGCCGTGTAGCGGTTTTGACTATAGATAATGACTTCGATTTACTGGCTGCGTCTAAAGCAATTGCGAGTCGTGATTTGATCGCGGGGTTTTCAAGCATCCGGCGGACAATCAATCCCGCCATGACTCCAGGTCCGCCGCCGCCTGGAACAGTATGTTCGCCGATCGCGTAACCTCCAGCGCCAAATAGCGTCATAGAGGTAACCTGCCTATTCATCTCCCTCTTAGCGAATCGCTGCAATTGATCTTCCAAACCAATCAACGCGCCTTCGCGTGCGTTCAGAGATTTGATCTGTGGGTAGACGTTCTCTAACTCTTCCTTGAGCGCCTTCGATATTTCCTTCTGAACTCTTATATTCAGTCCCGGATGTTGGCCTGGATCCCAAGCAGTTGACCGCGCGGTCCGAATCGTCTCGTACGCCTGCTTTTTAATCGCTTGCGCGTCGCCGGTCGAGATCGGATCGACGGCTAGTCGCAATTCGCGCAAGGTCATATCCTCTGGATGGATTACGACCATGCCCTTTTGCGTACGTTGCAGCATCGCTTTTGGGTTGCCATGCTGTAATAGGAACTGACGTTCCATCTCGTCGATTTGCGCCACGAATTCACGGCCGTGCGTCGGATCTTGCTGCCAGCGCGAACGCAGCACGTTTAGCTTCTGTTCGACATTATTAACATACTGTCTCGGACTGATGTTCGCCGGCGAGTTCTGAATCGTGCGTTCAACCGTATCGTTCAACTGATTGATTCGGCCGCGAACAACATCCGCCGCTTTCTCACCTAGCGGGATTTTCTCTTTGATACCGATTCGAACCGTCCCTAGCGCCTTCGCTTCGTTCGTCCCGGTCGGTTTCAACGCGCTTTGGTAGAGTCTACTACTGGTCTCGGGACTGAATAGTTTCCCTAAAACCTTCGACAGCGCGCCGGATACGACTCTGCCGCCTGCCTCCGCGCCGCCTTGTTCCGCGCCGGCTATACCGATCCGCTTCGCAGCGTCCGTGCTCGTCTGTGGCGCGTCTGACTCGCCGCGTACGCGTTCTGTAATCTGTTCCGTCGCTTCGCCGGCCGCGCCGCCTAGCGCCGCCATGCCGACCGCTGGCAGGAATCCCATGCCGCCGGTCGCGAGACCGAAGCCTACGCCGCCGGCGACAGGTAACGCCGCTTTACGCAGTGCTTTATAGTCGATCGGTTCGCCTTGCGCTTTGTACGGTTTCTCGTCGCTTTTCGTCGGTTCCGGACCGGTTAGTCGGTCGAAGATATCGCCAGTCGGTGTCGCGCGGCCGGAACCTTTCGAAGGCGACGACGTCGAATCGATCTTGTCAAAGATATCCGGCACGGCTGGTTATTGTAACCTCCAGCCTTTTTCCTTCGCTAGTTGTCGCGCCTTGTCCTTATCGCCGCCGGCCGCGTCCAGGAACTTCCTAGCCATATTCGCGTCCAGAAGCTTACCGCTACCAGCCGGAAGTTCTGTCTGCGGTTTGACTGTATCCGCGTTCGAGCCGCTTGTCAGATCAGTCAGGATATCCCGTTCCGCAGCTTTGAACGCGTTCTGTTCTCGTTTCCCTTCAACCTTGACCTGTTCAACAGTCTCGATGACTTCCTTCAGCGTTGCGTTCGGGTCGATAATCTTGTCGACCTTTTCGCCGACTGAGACCGGTAGCATTGCGCGCGACAACGCGCCGCCGGACGTCAGGGTACTATACTGTCTCGCGAACCCGTTCAGCGCGATCAGGAACCGCCGCAGTTCCGGCGAACCGACGGACTTCGCTTCAATCGATCTGATCGGTTTGTTTAGCAACGGGCTACCCGTCTGGATAACTCCCTGCGCGCGTTTGACCAGTTCGTCGCCGAACTCGTTCAGCGTTTCGTTCACCCGCTGTACTGCGCGTTCGCGCTGGACCGTTTCGCCTAACGCCTTCGCCTGATTCTTATTGAGCGACGCCATCGCGGACATTTGCAGCGGATTCAGACCTAGCTGTTTCGCAAGGATCTCTTTCCCCTTTTGGACGCCGATCTTCCCCGCGCCGCTGTTCGCGTTCGTATTCCCGTACAGACTATCTAAGTACATGGAGACAAACCGGTCTTCGCCGGTCCATTGTGAGCCTAACTGTTGCGCACGCGCCGACGGGACGTATCCTGCTTCTCCAGGTCGCGGCGCGACGAATGACCCGCCTGGACCGGATGGCGTCGCTGACGGGCCTGTAGGCGCGGCGGGACTGATAGCTGACGGTCGCGGAGACGCCGGTGCTGTCGTTCGCGGCGCTGGTGCTGTCGTTCCAGACGTTCCCGCCGGCTGCGACGTCTCCGTATTCCGTGGAATGGACGGAAGTCCCTGACCGAGTCCGATTCCCGATTGTGCCGCGTCGATCGCGCCAAGTTGTTGCGTACGGCCTAAGCTCGTCGCAAGGTCAGTCTGCAACAACCGACCCATGTAGTAGTCGTATTGCGGACTTCCCTTTTTATACCCTTGCGCTTCGACGTACTTCGAAATTTCGAGCGTCCGCCCGTACAGCCTTTGGTCCGCTTGTGGCGCGGTCGTCAGTTCGACCTGTTCTTTGCTGTACTGGTTCCCGTCCGCGTCAATGAATCCATCCGGGTTGCGCGGATTGACGAACAACGCCTGCGTCCCGTCGGTCCCTTTGACCTTGCCGTAGACCATTCGCGGCGTACCGACCGCGCCTTGCGCCGGTAGCTTCTGACCTTTCGTCGCCGCGTACTCCGCGAGATCACGTCCCGTCAGTCCTTGCGCCTTGCCGCGATCCGCCCAACGCTCGTAGTCCTGCTGTTCGTACTCCAGTTGCCGTTGTCGTTCAATCTTCGCCTGAATCTGATCGAACTGTAGCTGTCTCTGTTGCTTCTCTTCTTCCTTGCGCTTCTCTTCCGCTTGCTTGAGGTCGGTAACTTCCTCCGCGCTACGAATCGGACCTTTCCGAATCGGGTCGATCTCCGGGTTCTGCGGAATGCCCGACGGATAGACCTTGTTCATGATCTGTCCGACTAGCTGTTGCGCGTGCGTGATCGGGTTTTGTGCGTGTTCCTTTCCGCCTTTGCCCTTGACCTTTTCGCCGTGACCTGTGTAATCCGAAATAATCTGAAATGACGCGTTCTGCAAGTCCTGAAGCGCTGTCGGGTCTCCTGCAAAGTTCGGGTTATTCGCTAACTGCGCGATTGAGCTTAACGCGCCTTTGAATGCGATATCCTTCATCTCGCGTTGGCGAGACGCACGTTCAGCGAGACCTTGACCGATCCCGTTCATGATGCCGCCGAAGAGATTTCCGAGTCCAGCGCCCATAAACTAACTCCCACTCTTGGCGATAAGACCGCCGACGATCGAACCGATACCTTGACCTAGAGAACCAAACATACCCATGAGGTTTCCGGTCTCCTGGATGTTCATCTGCGCTTTGTTCATCGCGATATTACTCGCCTGCTGTTCGAGTCCCGCGCCGAGTCCCGCCTCAGAAATCCCAAGTCCGGCTAACGTCGTAGCGAGTCCGCCTAACGCGCCGGCCGCGTTACTTCGCATCTGTCCTTCCGTCCGCTGAATAGCTCCTGACTTCTGGAACGGTGCTTCCGCCAGTGCGCTCGTCTTCCCGCCGCCGCGCGGCTGCAACGAAATCATATTCCGGATCTGGTCGAACTGCTGCGTGATATTGTCAATTTCCGGTTGCGCCGCCTGCGTGACTTCGCCTTGATCGCCATTGACAAGCTTGGTCAAAAACTGTAGCGCCGGTGCCGCCGCGCCGACTCCCTGTTGCGTCTGATTCGCTCCCGCGCCTAAGATCCCCTGTCCTTGCGCCGCTGACAGTCCTTCGATTGACCGGATGAATTTCGTCAGGTCGTTGTCGCCGACACTGACCGGCTGCAACGCCAGTCCGGTTCCCTGCGGACTCCCTAACCCGCTGATCGGCGTACCGAAGGTTCCCATCGTCGCGATCTCCTATCCGAACAGTTCGACGTGCAGTTTTGTGTTGTCCGCGCTGCCGAGAATCCAGATATCGCCAAGCGGACAGTGCGAACCAGGGAAAGACGACCGGTAAACCTTCGTGCTTGGGACTAGCGGCGGTCCGGCCGCTGCGATCGGGAGAACGTACCCGTAGTTCGTCGTACTGAGTACGCCGACGAGGTTCTTCGCTGACCCGATGTACACACTCCCTGTCGCGTCGGACTGAAGCTGCAATTCGTACGCCGCTCCGTTTGCGTTCGCGTCGATCTGCGCTTGAATCAGCGCAAGCAGGTTATACGCGACCGTATGGTCCGCGAGATTGACGACTCCCGCGACATAACCTCGCGCATTTAACGGACCGCCAGTTGCGTATGCTCCCATAAATGTGCTATCTCGTCCTTTCAGTGATAGTATACATCTATGGACGGGCTATTAGGCGTGTTCGGACTGACTGACCGCCAGATGTTGGTTGCGTATCTGCTTGTCTGGTCGCTATCGACACTCGCGCGAGTGCTTCCGGACGTCAAGCCTGGAGACCGTCTGCCTTACCGCTGGTTCAGCGCGATCGTGCATGGCATTAACGCGAACTGGGACCAAGTCAGTAAGGCAATATGGCCTAGACGATTTACTTTTTAGCGGTCGGAGTCGTTGCCGTCGGTGTAGGTGCAGCCTTCGGATTTTGTGCCGGCGGCGTCGGCGGTCTGGTCGCTTCTGTCTGCGGGTTACCTGCTACAGTCGCCGGCGGACAGCCTGGATTTCCATCTGGTCTGAAAATCCCTTCACCCTTGCAGAACTGCCGGATTTCGACGACGACTTCATCCCAACGCTTTTTAGCAGTCGTGTAGTTCGGGTCTGACATGCGGCAGTTGTTCTCTGCGGCGGACAATTCGGACTTCGCGCGCCAGAAGTTCGCGACGATCTTGTCCGGAATCTCGGTCGCAATCGCCTGTGGTGTCCCGTTTTCCGCTGGCGGTTTCTGCGCGACCAGGATCGCGACCAGCGGAATCATAATAACCAGATAGACGATGTATCGATTTAACATTTGCATGATTCGAATCGTACCATTCGTTACTACTCACGTCAATTGACTAATACGGTCTAAAAATACCCAACAACGATTCCGCAACGGAACGTCAGGTTCCCATACGTCACGCCGCCGATGATGAACGTACCGCCAACGGTCTGCGAAATGCCAGTCAGTCCGGCGGCGTGAAAGCAACCGGCTGAATCGATGACCGGCGTCGCCGCGACGTTATATCCCGTGCTCGTGTTCACGACGCCGCTGACGCCGAGAGTGCCAGTGATCGAACTATTTCCTGTGATCGTCGCGCCGCCGCTATCGATCGTCATGCCGGTCACATGAACAATCTGCCTTGAGTTGTTGATGACGTCCGTCCCAAGAATCTGATACTTCGCGCCATTGAAGTTCTTAAAAGTGTCGACGACCGTGAACCCGTTGATCGCGAGACTGTTGAATCCGATCGCGTCGCGCGTACTGCTGACCAGCATAATGTTGTCTGACGCGTTCGTGTAGCTGTTCAAATAACCGTCGCGATTATTGGTAAGCGCGAGACTGCCGTTTATGGTCATGGAATTCCCGTAGAAATTCCTTAGCGTGTCCATCGCTTGCGACCCGCCTACCCAGAGCGAACCTGTCGCCGTCGTCGGATTCGTGATCGGGTTCTGACCATTGCCGAGATAGTGTCCGCCGTTCGTCGACAGCGCGCTAATCAACGCGCCGGACGGACTGTACCAGCGATAGAGGAAATCCGATCCGTTCTGTTCCACTTGCGTGTAGATAGAATTGATCGACGACGTACCATAGCTACTCGTGCTCGTCGCGTATCTGGCGGTCGTGATACACGCGCTCGAACCGCTGCATGTGCCTGTCGTCAGGACTTCGCTACCGTAGTAAATACTGCTGCTATTCGCGTTCTTTAGAAACTGGTCAAGATTCCCGGTGACGATGTTGTCGTGAACCCGATTGACGCATCCAGACGAAAACGCAGCATATTGGCTGTCCTCAAACACCGCATGTACGCCTGCCGAACCGGTATACGTGATCCTGTTTCCGCTCGCTTCATTCCCGCACGCCGTACCGTTCGCGACTGCCCTTGGTCCGAAGGTAATCGGGTTATAGTAGACAACCGATGGAGACGTAATAACGTTATCCCGGACGATGACGTTTTTCGCCGCGTACCCTCTGACCGCGCCGCCGCCTTGACCATAGAACGTGTTCCCAACAATCGAAATGTTCGACGCTGCGATCGTCTGTCCGTTGCTATTCCCGGTATTGACGCCGTACATATAGTTCTGACCCGGCGTGCTGATTCCCGGTCCGACGGCCGGACCCCAAGTCGAAGGTGACGAGTTCGCGTACTGCGGGTCTCCCGGCTGCGGAATCGAACAGGTATTGCCGGTCACCGTACCAGTTCCCGCGCCGTCGATATCGATACATCCGCCGTTGTGCATGACGACGGAATTACCGGTAATCGACCAGTCGAGAACGTACCCGGTCGAATCGATTGCGAGTGGCGGAATCGACGTCGGAACACCACTGACTAACGCATTAAACCACTTCGGACTGCCTTCCGCTCCGTCGGATAGAGATACGTACCCGTTGCGAAGAAATCCGTTCGCCGCAATGACCGCGCCGTCGACCGGTCCGAGTTGAATCCCGTCGAGACCGATATCCTGAAACTGGTTATCGGTAACCTTGACGACCTTGTTCAGAAGCGATAGCGCGCCGGCGTTCCCCCAGATTGCGTTACCGCTAATCCGCTGGAACCAGTTGTTGTAAATCTGTAAGTCCTGGATGTTCGTTGACGTACCGTTTGACCGCCAGAGGATACCACCCGGCCATGCGCCATAGGTCAGATCCGATCCGGTGCCGAAGGTAAACGGTCTGTTGTCCTGAAACGTCGAATTCTGAATCTTGACGTTGCTGATCGACGCTGACGTCGCGTCCAGGATGACCGCGTAACCGCCGGTATGCTGAACGAGCAAATGGTCGAATAGGATATTCGATCCGCCATGAACCCAGAACGTAGAATTCTGGCTCAGATTCGTCTGTAACGGATCGGTGACTGTGACGTAATCGACTCCGGTCGGACTTGTGACGCCGCCGTCCAGCATGAAGTTCGACAAGACGACGTTACTTGCTCCGTTTAGGTCGAACCAGCCATTCCCGGCCGCGATCGTTCCGGCGCGATTAATCCTGGACGCGACTCCCCAACCGATTAGCGACGTGCCGGTCGGGACGGTAATCTTCGTCGTAGTCTTATACGTGCCTTTAGGCAATACGACAACAGACCCGGTGTTCGCAGTCAGCGCGGTCTGAATGCAAACCGTGTCGTCTGTAATGTTATCGCCGACGCAACCGTATTGCTTTACCGTCGGCAGTGTATCGATCGCCTTCATGTACCCGGCGAGAATCATATTTCCGCCGGAATCTAGCGTCGACCCGCTACTCGGTGTCTGAATCCCGGTCGGACCAGACCCGGTTACGATCGCGCTTGTGTTCAGACTGGTCGCGGTTACGTTCCCGCCACCGGCACCGCCGCCGCCAGTAAACGTAATCGTCCCGCTACCGTTGTCCGCGATTGCCATCCCGGAACCGGCGACGAGATTTAGTACAGTTTGACTGCCGTTATTGACGCCGTTCGTTTGTAGCGTGACCTGCTTCGGGACAGTGAACGTAACCGTCCCGGCGGACTCACTGACCGTAATGTTCGTACCCTGCGCGAGGTTCAGCGCCGCCTGCGTACTGTTCGGCGTCCCGTTCGTTGACAAGGACACGCCGCCCACAGCTAGGCTGACATTTGTAGCAGATGTGATCGTACCGTCTAATCCGACGCTGAACGCCGCGACGTGTGTAGAGTCTCCATAGGAACCGGCGGTCACTCCCGAATTTGCCAGCGTCGGACTCGGATACGTCCCGCTAAGACGTCCGCCGGCCGGTCCGGTCGGACTTCCGCCGCCGCCGCCGCCGCCGGTATTCAGCGGAACCCAAGACGTACAAGGCGCGACGCCGGCAAAACACTGATAGCTGAAATTGTTCGTCTGATCGACGTACATATCACCTGGAACCGATAACGCGATCGTACCCGGCGCACCGGAACCGAGGAAGACATTGACGGAACCGAGATTATAAATCGTCGACCCGACCTGAAACGTCGGTTTTGTCGGACCCTGCACCGAAACGAACGGAGCTTGACCGAACGAATTAAATGCACTAAAGCAAAAGCAAAGGAAGAGAGAAAGGATTAGTTTTTTCATTGTTCGTCCTACGGACATACGCTCAATACCCCGCTGTTATTCCAGAGCACGCCGGCACCGCTCAATTGACCGGAACAGCTTGTCGGTAGATTCGGTAGTCGCACCGCGTCTTGACCACCGAAAGCCCCGGCGGAATCAATCTGCATCATGAGTTTCTGACCAGTGCTCGAATGGTTGTAGACCTGGAATGTGCCGCTTGCGAGACTCGAAAATCCTTGCGGAGTGTTGTAACCGACGATGATTTGACCGCCCGATATATTTCGATCGAGGAACGAGTTCGTATCTATGTTCGCGCCAAGATAGATAATGCTTCCCGCCGTAGCGCCGGTAATACCCTGAATCCCATATAGTTTTGTCTGTCCGTCCTGGTTTACGTCGAAACGTGTTTGCAGGTTGTAATCCGCGTGGATATACGATCCGGTGAAAGTACCGCTACCGGAAGCGAAGTCGAAGTTAATGCCGGCCGCGCTGCTTGTCCAGTTCGTCGTTGAATGATAAAACGACATATACGTTCCCGACGTTCGGTGTGTTGTCTCAGACCGGAAGCCGAATCCGCTGGTCGCGCCTGGATCGTCGACCATGTAATAGCCCATGCCGTTGCCTTGACGCTCTGCGTAAAAGATATCGCCAAGAACTTCAGAACCACGAAAAGCGACGCATCCAGGGTCGTTACATCCAGCGAAAAACGTGTCACCACCGAAGCCGCCGGCCTGTAGCGCGTTGAAGTCTCCAGGTCCGCGTGTCGCCATAGATAGGAATTGATATCCGTCGCCGCCAAGCGGCCGATACTGGTCGAAGAAGTAAGGCACGGTGCCGAATCCAGCCGATGAACTGACAGTTAAGCATGTCGCGCCGAATGCGGTTCCTGAACAACCGCCGCCAGACTGACTAACTGACGTAACGGTATAGTACGATCCGTTGATATTGATCTCCGGTGTCGGGTTCGTCAGGCTGTTTGCCGTCCAGGAACTTTGTCCGGTCGGGTCGTAAAGAAACTGGTCTCCAGACGAATACGTCACATTCGTACCAGAGACGCTGACTGTTCCCGAGTAGCGCCGCGACCCGTTCATGTAATAGACCATCGGGCAGACGTCGCCATGCACGTACGTGCCTGTCCAGTACTGCTGGACATTACAGGCGAAATTCCGAACGTTGATCTTTTCTAGAATCGTCTGCGGACCGATATACATCGTTTGCGCGCTAGGCGTCGCGGTTTGAATTGTTGACGTGACCCAGTTCTCACCAACGATCGTTAAGTTACCAGGAACGCTATCGTCCGGAACGGTAATCGTCCCGGTGCCTGGGTTGTAAGACCAATGACCGCCGAAACTGCCATGCGGCAACGTCCAATTGCAGCCCGCCGGAATGAACATCGAAGTCAGTCCGGCGTTTAATAACGCCAGAACCGCCGTGTGCTGATTTGTCCCATTACAGACCGCGTTGAATGGCGAGCGCCGAATGTCATTGAACGCGTACAGTCCCGATGACGTACCAGTGACCGCCGGACCAGAGAACGTCGTCGAAGTCGTTAAGCAGGTCGCGCAAGAAATCGCAGGCGTCGTGCCGCCGCTACTGACAATCGGAGACGTACCACTAACCGACGTGACGCCGCCGCCGCTACCGCCAGTGTTCGTAATCGTCTGGTTCGGCCATGAGCCGGTAACAGAGATTCCCGTACCAGCGATAATACCCGGCGTCGCTGTCCCGGTCCCGCCTTGCGCGATCGGGAGCGCAGCCACCAAATGCGTGGCGATGACTTGCGAAGACGTGTTGATATCGCCGCCGGTCAGCGCGATCGTATTATTTACATAGGCTGACGTGACCGTATTACAGGTCACGACGACAGACGAACTTATCGCAGTCACGACCTGATTCGTGCAGGTGCCGCCGGTAATCGTCGGGATCGATGGCTTGTTCAAGATCGATGCGCCGCCGCTGACCGCATTCCAGTCTATATACGCGCCGGTTAACGCCGCCGCGAGTGAAGCTGTACCTGTGATGTTGTTACTCAGATTCCCGAGTGTAGCCACGTCTGCGGCGACCGCGCTACGGAATCCGCCGGCGCTATTTGAAGCGAGCAATACGCTTCCTGTCGTCGCCGGTGCGTAATCCGTCCCGGACGCAGCTACGGTAATCGCTCCGGTTCCCGTCGTGACTTTTAACAGACCTGTCGAAAGTCCGGACAGAAGCGTGCCGTTAATCCGGTTGATATCCGCGCATGTCAGGTTGCCACTCGTCGCTATTCCCGTCGCCCATTGGTTTGTGCATCCAGTCGGCGTGTGGTCGAACGCCGTAGCCGTCGCCGCGTTGCCTAACGTGTTGTTCGTCAGAACGCCGAGCACATTGGCAGTCAATATCAGACCGTTAGCTGGTCCGGTCAGTGTTCCCGCGCCTGGAGTAAACCCGGTCACGCTCGTCGCCGCGATCGTGCCGCTGCCCGTCGTACTCAGTGACGCGCCGGTTCCGATGACTCCGGACATGGTCGTGTTCGTGCCACTGGTCAACGCGCTGAACGCGGTTCCGCCGCCGCCACTGCCGCAAGCGCTACCGGTCGTTCCGAGCTTAGTAATACCGCCAGCGACGACCCAGTTGACACAGTCACCGTTTGCTGGCGTGGCTGTAAACTGCGCGATGAACGCGTCGCCGCCATTTAGCGCGGCGTGAATCATGTTCGCGGTCGAGTCGTAGCCGATCGCGCCGTTCGCTGTCGTAGTCAGTCCGGCCGCGACTGGAACACGTAGTGCGTTCGCGACCGTCGAAGGTGACAGGTCTAATGTCATCGCAGCCGTACCGGTATTGACGCCGTTGTTATAGACGACGTTCGCCGGCAGTACGGTCAGGTTCGCGCCACTGACCGCCGGAAGACGGCCGGACCCGTCTAGCTGGACGAGGTTATTCGCGGCCGTGCCAACCGTATAGCTCGTTCCCCAAGCGCTACCGGTCGACAGCGGAACTCCCGCCGGCGGATAGACCATGCCACCCCCGCCGCCGCCACTACTCGCCAGTGATCCAAGAATCTGAATCGTCTGAACGCTCGTCCCGCCCCATGAGAACGTGAAGTTCCCGGCGGCATCTTTACTCTGGACGCAACCAGGAACGAGGTATCCGGTAGTCGACGGTCCAGTACCCGGCGGTCCGGACCAGCAATACGCTACCGCGTTCGCGCCTTGCCCGTGCGTCGACTGGTTAATCGTCACTGGACTCGTCGTCGCCGCGATAATATAACCGCCCGTCCCGCCCGCGCCGCCGGCGACGCAGCCGCCGGTGTAACTTAGCAACGGCGCGCCAGCACCGCAACCAGTGAACACAGACGCTAACTGCGCGCCAGTCGCGACGGCTGTCGTATTCAGCGCAGTCCTATATACCGGTCCGTTTGCGCCTGGATCAGCGAGTCCGCCGGTGCCGCTGCCACCGCAACCGCCGATGTAAACCCCGGTTCCTTGGATACAAAGCGGAGTTCCGCCACTGCCTGGAGTCAGACCAGTGAAGAAGACACCACCGGTTACGCTCAAACCCGGCATGACGACTGGTTGCTGAAATGTGCAGCCGAACGGGATATTGCACGTCCAGATCAGCGTGCCTGTACCGCCGATGTTCGCGTACAGACTCGAAGCCCATGACGTCGCATTCGTACCTTCGATCTGCAAATTCCCTTCGACGATACAATTCGTTGGGTTCGACCCTGGATCGGCGCAAGCTTGCGGAGTGACAGACGAAAGTCTTAACGGTCCGGTCGTGGTTCCCGTCACCGGACTTTTCTGAATTTCGTAGCACGCCGCGCCGGAATTGCCAAGACAGATGTTGTTCCGGACGATGTTCTTGTCGCTCGTCGAAAAGTTCGCGTACGTATTGTCTTCCGAGACGATCGCGCCGGTTACAGGAGACCAATAGGCTGTGTTGTTGCTAATCTCACTGTTCGTCGCATGAAACGTCGTCCCGCCAATCGTGAACGGTCCATAGGCGATCGGCGTAAAGATCGCGTCGTTCGGATGATAGATTACTGCGTTCGAAACACGGCAACTGCTACAGCCGTACGTTTTGATCGCGCCGCCGCCAAATCCGTTGTATGTACCGCCGAGAATGTTAACGAAAACGTCGCTATTCGCGTTCCCGTTGCTGTTTCCCATGTTGACGCCGTACGCATAATTAACGCCGCTTCCGCCTGGACCACAAAGCGATTTCTGTGCGTGCGGGTCAGACGAGTTCCAGCACGACGTTCCGACTCCGGGTAGGATCTGACCATGTCCGAACCCGTCTGCATCGTGCCAGCCGCCGTTGATACTGTCCGCCGAGTTATCGATATAGTCGACGTTAGTAACGATTCCCGACGTGTCGATCATGACCGCCGGAATACTGAACGGCGTCGTCGGAATCCAGGCCGGCGTACCGAATGTCTGGTCTTGCTTAGGATCGGATGAGTTATAAGCCACGTAGCCGATTCGCCGGCCGTAGTTATGCGCGACCATGCCGCCGTTTAGATTCTGGACCTGGATACAGTCGAGACCGGAATCCTCGCAATAGTTGTTCGTGAACCGGATATCAGTGTTCTGCGTCGTGATCGCGCTTGAATGACCCCAGATCGCGTTGCCAGTCACCTGCAACATCCGGTTGTTGTCGAATTCTAGGTCGTTTACCGTATACGCGACACCGTCATTCGCGTACATGAAACCACCGGTCCAGCCGCCGAATGAGAAACCGAGCGCTGTCGTGCCGAAGATCGTTGATCGAGACTGGCTAACCGTGTTGTTTCGAAACGCGATATGCGAGACGTTGCCGGCGCGCGCATCGATAAATCCCGCGTAACCGCCAGTATGGTAGATCGTCAATCCGTCGACTGTGCCGTAGCTTGAATTGCTATGAATCCAGATCGACGTGTTCAACGTCTGGTTGTTGTCAAACGGAGTCGGAGAACTAGAGTAATTAATCTGCGCCGGCGTCGTCGTCTGACCGTCGATCGTGAATCCGCTGAAAGTCCAGTGCGAACCGGTAACGTCCAGGATCCCCGTCCCGGTCGCGAGGTTATTGCAACGCTTAAACGCGCCTGGACCAGAGAGGTAAAGCGGACCGTTGATTGTCAGCGTCCCAACGCAGAACGTCTTTCCGCCATTGACTGTCAACTGTACGCCGGCCGCTTCCGCGCTATTAATTGCCGACTGTACGCATCCGGTATCGTTCGTCGTCCCGTCGCCGACGCATCCGAAGTCGATCAGCGTCGGATTCGTGGTGATCGATGAATTCAGTAGAATGTCGCCGATCGTCCAGGACGCGGGTAGTCCCGCGTTGCTTAACGTCGCGTCGTAACGGCCGTCGTCCGCATAGAAATAGAAGAACCCGTTCGAGTTCGCGACGAACGGATTAGCCATTGCTGTTCCGCTGTTGTCGCTATAGAGCGTCGCGAGGGTATTCGTGCCGGTTAGCGTGACGCGCACCGTACAGCCTGGATAGGACCGCTGAACTGGCGTCGCGGTGCTAGAGGTATAGCCGAGCACCTTAACCGTCTGGTTACCCTGTTGACAGAACGACCAGAATCGCTCACGTGCAAACGCGTTCGATTGTAGAGTCCACAAAAGGAACAGGAAGAACAACAGATTGAAAGAACGAATCCGGTTAGCCATCGGATTCATTCTATCGCGGAAATGGTCGTTATCTAACTGTTCGCTTGACTTTTAGGTTGCCGGTGTGATTGCTGTAACGCGACCTTGACTATCGACCGCGATCTGACCGTTCGTGCCGCCACCGGTTAGTTTTGCTCCGACAGTATACGTTCCGACTCCCGGACCGGTGTTCGGGAGTTTAATTTCGATCTTCTGATTTCCGGGAGTCCCGGTTATGTCAACGACCATTCCCGCGCCGGCGACGATAACGATCTCGCCTTTTAGACCATTGACCGAGATGACCGCGCCGGACGGACTACCGACCAGACCGGTCAGGTTAATCGGCGCGACGCCGCCGGCCTGGACTTGCTGAGAGACGAATTTCGATACGTCCAGCAAGTCCTTTTGGTCTTTACTGACCTTGCCGGCGAGTCCGGTTAGCGCTTCGTCTGCACGCTGTTGTGCTCCGAACGCGGCATCGGAGACTTTGCGGAGTTCACGCGCTACCGGGATAGGGATATTCGGGTTGTTGCCTACAGACGGTCGGGTTGTTCGTTCACGAGGCATATAGTCGTACAGTTACTTGTTTATTTGTTTATATACGAAATTCCAAGTCTATTGTAATCAATGATTTAAATCCTAGCGCCAGATGCGCCGCCGCCGCCAGAGACGTCGCCGAACGGCCGGACGCGCTGATACGGTCCGTTTGAACCCCACGATTTAACCAGGAATTCGATATCGCGTTCGTACAGTTGCAATCCGGTGCCGCTGACGGTCAACTGCCAGTACCGACCTTTAAGCGGCGGACAGACGAAATATGTCTTCTGCGGACTGTTCGCCGCGCCTAGCGTAGCGATCGTGACCGGCGGTTGTCCGTCGACAATGACCGAGACGACGCCACCGGCCATCGCAGCCGCGAACGCTAGCCATAACTCGCGACTGTGTAAATACCCGTTCTGTCCAAGCGCGGTCGGTTGACTAACCCAGTAGTTCGCGATCTCCGGTTCGAGTTCGAAGACCCATTCGCTATCTTGCCAGTAGCGCCAAGGTACGCCGTCTAACGGGACGATCTTCATCAGATGCGCTTTGAACGGCGTCGGCCACGAGTAAGGTAACGTTTCCTCACCGTTATGTTTGATCGTAAGGATAGGACCGGCAATCCCGCCTTCATAGAGAATCTGAATCTGTTTCGTCGCGCCGAACGTGTCCGCGTGCAAACGGATGCCCTGAACGAATTTATAGTGCGTAGTTCCACCATTCACCCAATTAACCGCGAGCGCGCCGCCATACTCCGGTTCGTTATTGTAGAGATATTGCGTGTCCGGCCAATACCGCCACTTCACATCCACGTCCAACGGAACAATTCTCATCTGGTGAGAATAGACCGGCGTAAAGTAGTACGGTAAGGTCTCTTCTCCGTTGTGGTTAATGGTTATCGTCGTCGGACTCGCGCCGCCATCGAACTGAATCTGGACTCGCTTCGCCTGTCCGAACGTATCCGCGTGCAACAGAATCCCGTTGACCCATTTATAACCCGGATGACCGCCGTCTACCCAGTTGACCGCGAGTTCGCCGCCATACTCGGGTTCATTATTCCCTAGCCATTCGGTATCCGGCCAAAACCGCCAAGGAACCGCATCAAGCGGGATAATGCGGATCTGGTGTCCGTAGAACGGTTGCCAGTAGTACGGTAGCGTCTCTTCTCCGTTATGGTTGATCGTGATCGTCGCGCCGAGTTGACCGCCGTCGAATTCGATCCGGATCTGTTTGTCCTGTCCGAAGGTGTCCGCATGGAGCTTGAACCCGTTTAACCATTTGAATTGAACCGCGCCGCCGTTGACCCAGTTGACAGCCATTGCGCCGCCGTACTCGGGTTCGTCGTTCCCGATCCATTCCTCATCCATCCAGTCGTGCCAAGGAACGTTATCAAGCGGAACTAGCCGTATTTCGTGACAGTAGATCGGCGGGAAGTAGTACGGTAGCCGCTGTTCGCCGTCGCAGTTGACCGTTAGCGTCGTGCTCGTCTGCCCGTTGTCATATTCGAGCTTGAACGTTTTGTCCTGTCCGTACGTGTCCGCGTGAATGACGACGCCGTTGACCCACTTGAACTTTTTCGTCCCGCCGATCTGCCAGTCTGACGGCCGTGCGGTCGTGTCCGTAGGCAACGGTAGATACGACGGTTGCCATTCGTAGAGATAAACCGGTCCCTGACCGGTTATCATCGCCGTGAAGTTCTTATGAATAATCGGAAGGTCTTCGTACTGCGGAGGATCGATCAGGTCGAAGATCGTCTGCCGGCGCGCGGACGCAAGCGGCACGATTTTTAGAATTCCCGCGACGAGCAGATTATCGAAGAACGTCAGGATATTCGGCTGCGACAGGTTCGAGTCCGTACCGTAGTCCAGCATGACGTCGCCCCATTGTTTTAGTGCGCGGCTGTCGCCTCCGTCAACAACTGGCGGTAGAATCGTCCAGCCGACAGGTCCGCCGTAGTCGCTATTCCCGTTTGTCAGTTGGTAGACGTTCCCGTCTTCGCCGCCGACCATCGTCTTTGGGTTTGCGATGCCTTGCTCCAGTACGAATATCGACGCTTGCGGCGTGTACTGGTCTTTCCGCCAGCCTTTCGAAATGACCGAGTAGACTAGCGCTTCGACAACACCTGAAGTGTTAAGATACGTCGCGTAGACAAATGACTCCGAATAGCCAATCCGAAGAACCGACGCAGCAGAGTAGTTCGGAGGATAAATCGTTTGCCCTGCGATGGAGACAGGAACTCCAGGAATCCCTTGCTGTCCTTGTATCCCTGCATGAGGAAATAACGGGTATAGGCTGTCTGCCGTCAGGTTTTCCGCCGTCGCGCCAAACCCGTACACATATATCCCGTCCGGACCCCACCAAAACAACATCTTCCGTTTTGCATCAAACGCCCACGGACCGGCGAGTCCCTCGACTCCCGCCAGACGATACGCCGCGTACGGATTAATTCCGCCCGGTGTAGACTCTACGCGGTACAGACTCGTCGACGTAAAGACATAGTTACTGCCTTCCGCGTAGAACCCGTTCAGCGCTGGTTCAGACGGACTCGTAATCTCGATATATCCGCTATCCGACGCGCCGTCCGGGTTGTCGACATTGCTGAAGTACATCAGTCCAGGATTCAGCGGGTCTCCGACCGCGCAGATACGGTTATTCTGGCTATCGAGCCACGCGCCGTAGATCGGCTGACCTTCGATCGTCGCTTCAGGGATTACGAAGTCGTACGTACCGGACGAAGGCAATGGTACGGACTGTTCAAGCGTCAGATCCGTGTCCGACTGTGGCGGCGCGAACAGGCTATACGTGTTCCCGCCGAGAATGATCGACGTCCCACGCAGCCAGCGCGTATTGAATCTATCTCCGCTTGCCCAACCGACAGACGTACCGACGACGACCGCAGTCCCGCGTTTCGGCGTATCCGTGACCGGCCACGGCTGGTAACAGGTAACTTCTAGCGCGTCCGCGATCTGCGCGGCCGCTTCAGTCGTCGTATCGACAAACGCCGCCCCCGGAGCAACCGACCCTACGTAGTGCCAGTCCGGATTACTACCTCCGCGTCGTTCCCAGTCGACGATATCGACCTGCGTGTCCGAACTCACCGGACAGGTCAGCGAGACTGCCTGACGACGCAATATCTCGCCGTTCCGCGTCTCCGGACTTACCGTTGACTTCGCGCCGGTTTGCGTGTTGCGGTAGCGATACCGCCATTGAATCGGCGGCATGGTCGCGCCGTTTGTATTGAAATCGCAGTCCGGACCATAACCGCCGCCGATCCACATTCCAGACGCGCGCATTTCAACCGTACCGC